TTATAAAAAAGATAACATATTCTCAATATTTGGTAAACCGGGTAAAAACTTAGGTTTAACTTATAATAGTGAAAGTAAAATATTGGCATTTGAATTTTGGAGTAAATCTGATAAGGAAGGTTGGGACGATTTTAATTTCGTATCTTTCAATGGATTAGAACCCAAGGATTTGAATAGACCAATAAAATTATCAATTGTTAGAAAGAATAATACATTCTTTTTATATGTGAATTTTGAAGTTTCAAACAAATTAGAATTTAAAAATCAATTAATTGATGATTACAAATACACCGGTTTATTCTTAGGTTGTTCAAATCCTGGAACACCAATAGAAGAACATAGACATCACGGTGAGTTTGACATATACCACTTCTCAATCGTGAGAGGAACTTCAGATATTAAAGTTGCCAAAACAATTTATGAAACTGAGGTTGAGAAGTTAGTGTCAAAAACATTCTACAAAGATATTTTCTGTCTTTATAATTTTAAAACAGTGAATAACCTTGGAATTATATTCGACGAATCAAAGAATAACTATTTCTTGGAAAAAGTACCTAAAGAATTCGTTTTATAGTATTTTTTCCGTATATTATAATTAAAAACCAAAAATATGTCCGATGAACTAAGAGAATGGAGGAATAAGAATTTAAATTGCATCAGTAAAAGTTTCTGTGCTGCGAAGTGGTATAACGCAAGTTTACACTTAGGACACGGATACACAAATTCTTGTCACCTACCATTACCACACCCAATTGATTTAGAAGAGATTAAAAAGAATCCTTCCGCTTTACATAATACTCGACACAAGAAAATTGCAAGAAAAATGATGTTAACAGGTGTTAGACCTGCTGAATGTTCATATTGTTGGAAGATTGAAGATATTGGTCGTGATAATATTTCTGATAGAGTATATAAAAGTTTGATTTATACTGAAGATGAAATTGCAGCACTTAAGGAAATTCCTTGGGATGAAGATATTCTTTTAAAGACTGTTGAGGTAAGTTTTGACCGTACTTGTAATTTTGCTTGTAGTTACTGTAATTCAGGTTATAGTACCACTTGGGCAAAAGATATTAAAGAGAACGGAGCATATCAAAAATTCCAAACAAGTAGTGCAGGTGCATATTATGCAGATGGTTCTTGGTCTGAAAAATTTGGTAAACACAATGAAAACAATCCATATGTACAAGCATTTTTAGAATGGTGGCCTGAACTATCTAAAACATTACAAGAAATCCGAGTTACCGGTGGTGAACCATCACAAAGTAGAAACTTTTGGAATTTCATTGAGGTAATGAAACAATACCCATCAGAAAATTTAAGATTAGCGGTGAATTCTAATCTTGGTTTGAATGAAGCGACATTGTTTAAGTTGATTAGTATTTCACACGAGTTACCAATCAAAGAATTTGATTTATACACAAGTAACGAATCATTCGGAGCACACGCAGATTACATTCGTGATGGTTTGAAATATGATATTTGGAGAGCGAATATGGTTAAATTTATTGAGAACGCTAAGTTCCGTTCATTAACCATTATGATGACAATTAACAGTCTTTGTTTATTCAGTATCACCGAGTTCTTGGACGATATGATTATATTGAAAGAGAAGTACGGTCCAAACAGACCTAACGTTGATTTTAATATTTTAAGATGGCCATCATTTATGTCACCATTATCATTACCTGATAATATCAAATCAAAGTTACATCTTAAGTTAAAGAATTGGTATGATGTACATAAGTCAAGTCCATTGTTTAGTATTCACGAGAAGGCACAAATCGAAAGATTAATCGATTACATTGAAGTTGTGGAAAGAGGTCATAATCAAACAGAGTTAGATAAAGACAAACAATGGCACGATTTCAAAAGCTTCTACGAACAATATGACGTTAGACGTAATAAAGATTTCAGAGGAACCTTCACAGACCCTGAATTATTAGAATGGTACGATTCTATTAAGGTAGACTATTCGATACCTAATGTTCAAGTTACTGACGGAGCAATAACACATTTTGAACCGGGTGAATACGTTTCAGATATAAAACCAAATATCATCTAATGAAATTAGTTTTTGAAGATATTGAAAACTTACACAATTTTAAAGATTGTCCTGATGTAAATCCATCAGGGATTAAAAGATTTACGTTTTCTCCTTTGATTAATGCCACTAATATGTATTTTGGTTTTAATCATATCGATTCATTTATAGAATTTATCGAATTCAATAATGATGTTGAAAATTATGTAATATCTGCAGCGGTTAATCACAGTCCTGAAGATTGGACTGGTTATACTTCAAAAGTTAAAAGTCTATTTTTATACCTTAATGACAAATATCTCAACGACTTAAGAAGTGGTAAGGCGTTATTATTATTGGACCAAAGTTTCGAAGGATATCAATCAAGATGGTTATGGGATTTCTTTCATACTCATTGTAAAAAATATAACGTACCACCTAAGAGTATTGTGTATGTTACCGGTAATATGATTGCTGACGAGATATATGATAAGTGGTGTGTTGAAAATAAAATTAAAGAAAAACTTAAGGTTATCCCATACGCACACTTCGAACTTGATGTGGGAATGACTTGCTATCATATGGATAGGGAAGGTTTATTACCCGACTTTGATTCACATTTAGAATATAAAAAGAAAAATAAGAAAAAGATAAAATCATTTTCTTCTTTGAACAAACGAATTAGACCACATAGAGTATGGTTTTATCGTTATATGTTCGAGAGTGGGGTGTTAAAAGATGGTTTAGTTAGTATGAATCAATTTCCTAAACATCAATATCCTTTTGAGGGTGAATTTATGACTGAAGAATTGGTCGATAAGATTTATGAAAAGTTACCGTTATTAATTTATAACAAACCTAACAATGAACTTGACGACAATTACTATATCAGAAGATTAAACGAACAAATATGTTTAGATAGTTGGTTAAGTGTTGTGAGTGAAGCACATTGTGGTGATAGTGATGAAACAATGTTCTTAAGTGAAAAACTATACAAACCAATCGCTTGTAGACATCCTTGGATGGTTATGGGAAACAAAGATAGTTTAGCAATGATGAAGAAAATGGGATATAAAACATTTTCAGATTTCTTGAACGAAGACTACGATAGTTTACCAACACACGAGAGAATGAAATCAATTATTGATAGTGTCAAAAAAACTATCAGCATCAAAGATAAAATGGAATGGTTCGAATCAATGAGAAGTGTTATCGAACATAACCATAAAAATTTAATGAATAAACTATACCGATTACCTGATTCATTTGTCGAATTTCAAAAGTATCATAATCAGTATTTTAAGATAAAAGAAAAATTAATATGAGTGAAAGAAAATATTTGCCAACATTGGCCGAATTAGTTGATAGATTAAGTATCTCACAATTAAAAGAGGTTTTTATTACAGAACACAAGGAAGAATATGCACAGGAGATTAACGACATTTTACACGACATTCAATTACTACTTAATGAAAATGATGGTAAAATTACCTCCGAAACTATTAGAGCTATTGTTGTTCTATCTCAAATGAATCTACACATTTGGCACAATGAATCAAACTATCGTAAGGGAATCAAAGAAGGTAATCAATTAGAACTAACACACGGATTGAATGGTATTAGAAATACCGCTAAAAATAAAATCCAAGAAGTTGTTGGTGGTAGAAAAGATTATAAGATTGATTGTTTAGCTGCCGAATTCAAGGATTGGGAAATTAGTTGGTAAGATTTACAAATAGACAAATAATAATTAAATTTTAAAAAAAAAGTATGTTTAAACATTTAACAGAGTTAGAAATCCAACAAATGACATTTGATTGGAGATACAAAGGTTGGACAGTACTCGAGTTACTAACTGAAGAGGAGTGTGACTTGGTAAATGATGAATTGGACCGTTTAAGAAGTGAAAGGTCTAGTACAACAACCGAAGATGGTAAAGAGTGGGGTGAGTGGGACCCATTTGCGTATCCACATAAAATTTCACCAATGATTGAAAAATTATTCTGTCATCCAAAAATTCTTGAAGCTTGTGAATTTTTAATGGAAGGTAAAACAGTTGGTTTACAAACTTGGTGTTATTTCAAACCACCGGGACAATTAGGTAGAGATATGCACCAAAACGCATTCTACACTGGTTGTAAACACAATGAAATTATTAATACGGCAATTGCATTGGATAATCACGACCCTGAAAATGGTGCGGTGTGGAACTATGAAGGTTCACATAGATTACCGACATTGTCAATTGAGGTTGATGAAGAAAGAACCAAAACAAATCCAACGTTTTGGAGAAATGAAAGAGGTAAACCTTGTGTGATGCCTGAAGGACACGATTTCCGTAAAGTTGAAGGTTTCTTAAGAAAAGGACAAGTGGTGTTATTACACTCACACGTTGTTCACGGTTCTGAACCTAATAACTCTACACGAATGAGAAGAAACTTATTGGGTGGATATCTTAAACAAGGTGCACACTTCAATCAAGGAGGTCATATGAAAAGAGAACCAATTGATTTACACGAACTTCGTAAAGAACATTGGGGAGAGTAAAATAAAAAAGGGACTTATAGTCCCTTTTTTTATGCTTCGTAATATAACTCAGGATATTCCACAATTACATTGATACCTCCATTTTCGTAACAATGTTGATAAATCTCTTCAATCAAATCCCACTTTTTTAAATCGTAAAATGTAATGTTAGGACACATAGATTTAAATTCATTAATGTAGTTACCACGATGTTGGTGACCCGGGTCTAATGGTTTATCTGACCCTTTACCTAAACGAATAATCATATTAGGATTCCATTTGTTCTTACTCATTAGTGTGATTTTATCAACGTGGTTAATCAGTTGATTTGATGCACAGATAAGAAAGTCCCAACGAGGATAAAAGGTCACTACGAATTTACCGGCCATTGCCATTCCTAATGACATCCCCATTTGTGATTCTTCCATAACCGGAAGTTCAATTAATTTATCTTTTGGAACCTCACCAATAGTTGTACTCATTGGATTACCGTGCCAAAGGATTTGCTGACCCATAAAGACAGTATCTTCCTTTGAACCAAGGTAAGTCATTGAATTGGTTAAAGCGTCCTTATATGGGGTGTATTGTGGTGAACTCATAATGATTCGATTTTTTTAATTACTGCGTCTGCAATTATTCTGTGACATTTTTTTGACGGATGAGAATCCTTTGGTGGAGTTTCTCCTAAATTGTGATAATCATCTCTAACGGTTAAACCATTATTAAGTCTCATCATATAATCAATATTTGTGTATTGTGCATCGTTATAATCTAAATAAATCATTCTATCGTGCATATATGGGTCTTCCTTCACGTATTTCACATAATCATCTTGCCAATTTAGAATTAGACATTTAATACCCTTACTTTCGTGGTATTCAAATGTTTCTTTGATTCTTTTAACTTGTTGCTTACAATGCTCAACATACCATTCAGGAAACCCAACAATACCATTCTCTTCCATCCATTCAAAGAATATTTTTTGAATTCCTTGTGACGAACCAATCCAATTCATTTTGTGAGTTTGACCTCTGTGTGTAAATTCAAAACAACTTCTACCCGGTTGAGTTGTTTGATATATAATATAACCAATTTCTTCATATGAGAATTTTTCCTCAATCAAATGAGTTTGATTTCCTTTGTCATTAAAACAGTAATCAATGAACTTTATTGATTCATCCTCACTACCCCCGTTTTCTTTTTTAACAATTTCAAAAGTCTCAAAATGATTTGCAACCAATCTTGGGAATCTTATTGTCCACATAAATCTCAAGTGAGCGTCTTTAATTAATTTCTTATCGAATTGTTCAGGTGCGGGTTCTTTAAGAGTTTCTAATCCTGAATAATAATAAAGACCTTGACCCCAAGTAAAAGAACAACCAGCAAATAAAATTCCTTTTTTCATTAGTTAAATTCGGTTTTGTTTTCGTTATACCAATTATATGCTAACAACAAACCATCTTCAAGTGATGTTTTAGCTTCCCAACCTAATTGGTTTTTAATTTTATTCGAATCAATTTTTCTTGTTGGAATCATTGAAGGTTTACCTGAAATAAATTCAGTTGGTGCATCATATTGTGCAACACCCTTCATAATATCTAACACTTCTAAAACTGAATAAACTTTGTTTGAACCGATATTATACACCTCAAACATATTTTCTTCTTTCTCCATTACAACTTGTAATGCTTCAACAAAGTCCTCAATATATAATAAATCTCTTAATTCAGTTCCATCTCCCCATACAGGTATTGGATTCATTTTATCTGCAACTTTACGAATTGTTGCAGGTGTTACGTGACACTTATTGAAATCGTACTTATCGTGAGGGCCAAACAAATTCGCTGGTCTAACAACCGTACACTTCATTGTTCGTGGTAAGTATTTCGCATAGAGTTCACATTGAACTTCAGCGTAACGTTTCATCCAACCAACTGGAAAATAAACGGGATAAGGTTCATTAAATAAGAAATCTGTTTCGACAACCGGTTCATCACCTTTTGGTGGATAAACAGTATTAGACGATAAGAATATATAGTGCTTAACTTCGTTTCTCCACGCTGCGTCAATTAAGAAATTGTTCATTGCAACATTTGGAGTTACGTGAGCTAACGGGTCAACCACAGTATCAACTGCATTTGATGTAGAAGCTGCACAATGGAAAACTACGTCAACACCAATTGTTGCCGCGTTACAACCACCACGAGTTTCCAAATCAAGATAAACATAATCAACTCCGTTGAACATCTTTCTCACATTTCTTTTATGTATGTTAACACGGATATTGGTATAACCTTCGTTAACTAATCTTTCGGTTAAATTCTGACCTACTAAACCAGAACCTCCTGTAATTAAAATTTTTGCGTTTTTATCTATCATATTAATTTTTTAACTTTTTCTTCTGTTTCATTTTTTATTTGGAATGGTGAACTATATGTTACATCGGTATCAGGTTCCCATTTTTCAATAATTTCTTCATCACCTATATATCTTTTTGGTGGACCGAATTCTCTTCTTTCAATGAAGTTAATATAGGTGTATCTTACGAAATCATTTTTTACTGCCTCAACTGCGTGATTAGGATTATTCTTTGAGAAATCTAATATTGCAAAATTTACATCAACAGGAATTACCTCATCATAATATCCTTTATCTTGTAATATTAATTTTCCACCACCATCAATATATTCTTTTTCAGGTGATAAGTAAATTAATACAACACAAAATCTATTAGTATTTTGACCATCGATATGTGGTTCAATGAAGTCACCGTTTTCATATATCGTTAAACCGTCATTGTGTCCAATATTCCATTCTTTTAAGTCAGGATATAACTTATGAAGGAATCGACAAACTTTATCTCTAAAATAAAATAAATCATCATTAAAGATATTCTTAGTGTCTCTTAACTCCCACCAAGTTTGAACAACATCCCATCCCTTTTCTTTCTGAAATTCCCATCTTGCAGGTATTTCCTCTGCAGGTATCGTTCTAGGGTAATCAAACCCCTCTTCAGACATTTCTGTTGGTACTCTAAATTCAAAACGATACCCATAAGCTTTCTTATCTTTCGATTTCTTAATAATATTCTTAAGTCTCTTTTTATAATCTTCGTATTCGTGTTCTTTAATGAATTCACTAACCTTTCCACTATAGAATCCCTTTTCAAGAAATTCTTCAATATCTAAATTCAAATCAAGTTTTCCATAATGTTTCTCATAGTAATCATATGTTTTTTTAAGTGATTCTTTGAATCCAACAAAAGGAAGTAAACGATGACCGTTTTGTAGACTTGTATCCATCTGTCTACGCATATCACCATTAGGTTTTGTGGTGTCCCATTTAATTGTCAACTTCTTACCACTAATCTCAATGACTTCCTCAATCATTGATTTAATTGTAATCGTTTCACCTGAACCTAAATTAACAATGTCGTTAATTTTATATTTGTAACAATTTAAAATTGCTACTGCAACATCATTAGCGTAAATGAAATCTCTAACCGGTGTACCATCACCCCAAGCTTCAATTTCACTACCTTCTTCTGCCTCATATACTTTTTTAATAGTACTTGAAATAACAGTTCCATTACCACTAAAGTCATCATACTCACCAAAAATATTGGCGGGTCTAACAATGGTCCATTTTTTATAACCGTATTGTTTTCTATATGAACCAATTAATAGTTCACCAATTCTCTTTGACCAAGCAGGGAACCAATCGTTCTCCGATGGTAATGTTTTCCACACATCAGTTTCAAGAAACTTTTCTGCCGGTGCATATACACCAACCGAACTCACAAAGACTAACCAAACATTGTTTTTAGCACATTGATGGATAATCTCAGTGTTTATTTTCATAGATGGGTAAAGGAAATCCACCGGTTGTGTTTTAGCCTTTAATGGTGACCCCTTAACACCAAAACAATTGAAAACTGCATCAGGTTTTTCTTCCTCAAATAGTTTTCTAACATTCTCTTCCTTAGTTAAATCTAATTCGTAAAATTTGAATCTGTCGGATTCGGGTAATTCGTCAGATTTTCTAATGTCAACACCAATAACGAGATGATTACGCATAATAGTCTCTTTTACTAAGTGGATACCAACTAAACCCGAACAGCCTGTAATTAATATTTTTTTCATTTTTATTTGTTAATCAATGATGTGAAAAAATCAACATCGTCTTTATTATTTAATAAGTTTATTACCATCTTTTTATTATTTTCAAACCTATCCTTTAAATCGACATAGTTTGAAATAAATTTGTCTTTGTTTTTATATACTCTTTTTACTTCATCGAATAATTTGAATAAACGTTTTCTTTGGTCTGGCTCCGAATCGTATGAGTGGTCTAAAATATCTTCAAACATATCAAACCCATATACGTCTTTAACTGTCTTTACGTGACCCATACTTGCAACATATAATGGATATTGATTAAAGAATAATGGTTTGAAGGTCTTCTCACTCAAGTGAACGACATTTTCTCTTCTAAAACAAGATTCAGTTGTTATATTCACATATGAGTTTTCATACGTTTGTTTTTCATATACTCTGTTCCATTCGATATGAAACGGAAGACTTTTAACGTGACTATCCCAATCCTTATCAAACCAATCAATATTCTCTTCGTATCTACTTTTCTTAATATCTATTTCTTCAAAAAAAGCAATTTCATTTTTCATTTTTTGAACTTCTTTCTCAGTAAATAACTCGTGATAAAATGTAGTCAATGTAGAGTATCTCATATCTTCTTTATGGTTCCATCCCATAACTAAAGACCAATCAACTTCGTGAAGTAATTTATTCTTTTTAAGTAAAACTAAAAGTGCATATCTATGAACTTTTGGTGTTCTATTATGTGAAACAAAAAATTCAGATTGTTTGTCGGTAATGAAATCGGTATCGTGCATATCTAACTCCTTAGCAACTTTGATTGGTAAGAATTTGATTGTATGTACATTTAAACCAAGATTATTATCTTCCTTATATTTTTTTAAATTGTAATTGTTATTAATTACATAAATCTGTTTAGGGTCAATACCTTTTGATATAACCCAATTTTCAATACCTATAACAGTTTCTTCAGTTTCTACTTCGTGTTCATTTAAAAAAATAACATAGAGGTTCGGATTTTCTTTTAAATGCTTGATTACCTTGTTAGGTAATGGTAATGTGTTATGTGCTTTTAGTGCGTGTCCTATTTCGTGAATATGACCGATAACATAATAGAAATTTTCATCAGGATGGTTTTTAACTTCTGTTAATCTAAATCTTTTAAAGTTTTTAAATTCATAGAAATTCATCAAACCATCAAATCTTCTGAAATTATTCACACCAAAATCCTTCTCCCCATTAATACCTGGAAGTGTTGCGTTTTGATGCCAATCGTCGTATACTAAATTTAAAAAATCACCCATTTTCCGGTTCCGTAGTGAGGCCATTGTTTATTATAATTATACCAAATCACATCCTCAGGTGCTTCGGTTTTTACTTTCCAAGTTTCTACTGTCGGTGTATTTGTTGACACCCCATTATCCTCAACAACAAATTGGATAGGTAAATCAAAGTTTCTAGCATATTTGTAGTTTTCCATAAAACCACCCGTTTCAAATGCCATATCACCAACAAAACACCAAACCTTATCTTTACTACCTTGTTGTTTTAAAGCCATTGCAACTCCAACAGCAATCGGGATTGCTCCACCAACAATTGCGGTTGAATAAAACTTTTCTTCCTTGTTTACAATTGTTATTGACCTTCCCTCTAATATTTCTTGTTCTAACCATTCTGAAGGTACACCTTTTAATAATGCGTGGTAATGTGACCTCCAAGTTGAAAACACCCAATCAGATGTTTTTACTCTTTTAAAAATCTCAATTAATTCATCTTCATTACCACCACTTAAATGTATTGGTCCACGAACTCTTCCGGCTTCCCAATGGTCTGCCATTTTTCTTTCGAATTGGATTAATCCTTCTTTATCCCATAACATCTTCCTAACTATTGGTAGGTGGTCATCTAAATTTTTTATCATCTGTCTCTTTTTTGTAGTATTGGGTTATTTGTTGGCCATTCCATTTGATATTCGGGGTCATTCCATTTAACAACTCCTTGTTCATTTGCATCAACATAACCATCTTTATAAAATAAGTTATAATGGAATATACAATCAGTTAATGCGAAATGTCCGTTTGCAAATCCTGGCGGAACTAATACTTGATTTCTATCTTTTTCAGTTATCATAAATGATTCCCACTCACCAAATGTTGGTGATTTTTCTCTCATATCTAAAACAACTAAATAAATGTCACCAACAGCGGCCTGAACCAATTTCCAAGTTTTGTTATCATAATGTAATCCTCTTAATACTCCCTTATATGATTTTGAAAATCTACCGTGAATACTAATTTCAGATTTTTCATAATGAATGTGTCTCATCACCGGATGTTCTTCACTATGAAATGTTGTGAATATTTCACCCCTATATTCTCTATAAATTGAGGGTGTGAAAATAGGTACTTGATACCCGAATTTTTTTGATGGAGTTTCTTTGAACTCATCCCATTTATTACTCATATTATGTGTGGTTTGCATAACCCAATGGGAATCCATTTCTAAACTCCGAGGTCATTTTTGGTATCAATACTTGATAGGTTTTCATTAATTCTTTTATACCATCATCCAAAGACCAATTTGGTTTCCAACCAGTCTTTTCAATCTTTTCATTTGAAACTATGTAATCCCTTTTGTCAGGGTCTTCATAATAGTCTGAGTATGTGATTGCAAAGTCAGGAACATATAGTTGTATCTTCTCCAACAACTCTTGTTTACTTAAGTTCGCATCACTCAATCCAACATTATATACGTTCTCTTTCATTGTATCATAGTTCTCCAGTGCGTATGTGAATACATCACCAACGTCTTGAATATGGATGAAGTTACGTTTGAAATGTTTTTCAAATACAACAATGTACTTGTCAGTCATTGCCTTATAAACAAATTCATTAACCAACAAATCGGTTCTCATTCTTGGTGAAGAACCAAATACGGTTGCCAATCTAAAACAAATTGAATTTGTATAGTTTAACAAGTCTCTTTCTGCTGCACATTTGGTTTCACCATATACCGATATTGGATTTAATGGTGATTCTTCAGTACAAAATTTATCATCTTTACCAATGCCATATCCGCTATTTGTATTTGGATATATAATCATTTGATTTGGACTCACATAACTCATCAAATTAGTAATTTGACCGTAGTTAATTTGTGTTGCCAATTCAGGGTCCTTTTTACAGGCGGGAAAACCAACGATTGCAGCCAAAGGAATTATAACATCGTGAGACTTAACTTCCCTTTCAAATAAATTAAGGTTTCTTACGTCACCGTAAATAAAGTTGTAATTGGGATTATAAGTGAATTGTAATGGTGAGATTTGATTGAACAGTAAACTGTCAATAACGGTTACCTTATGACCTAAGTCGAGTAATTTTTTGGTTATTACCGAACCTAAGTAACCTGCACCTCCTGTGATTAAAATTTTCATATCTATATCTACTAATTTAAGTAATTTTTTATTAATAGTCAACCACTTTAAATTTAAGAAAAAAAAATTTATATTTAAACTGTGAAAGAAAATATTATTTGCAGTTTAGAGGATTGGGACAGTATCCTAAACTATTATAGACCAAACGGTTCGTCGAAGACCTGGTACATTAAAGAACTTAAAAAGTTGGCAATACCTCATATGTGGGGACAATGGAATGTTTATACCGAACAAGGGGAAATGTTTCAAGATGGACATATGAGGAACTCAATCACCCCAACACACAGTAGTTTAATAAAATACACCCCAAAAGAAGAGATTGGGGATTCCAAACACATATACATCATAAATGTGTATAGTCACGATTTCTTCACCCATAATAAAGAACTGGGTTTAAAGTGTATATCCTCTGAATATATTGATGATATTAGAAATGGTAAGTCTAAAATACTGATGTTCTTCATTTATGAAGGTTATTCAGGAATCGACGGTAACTACGATTTTGAGATGATTGAAAAGTGGAGATTAGAAATGAATTTCCCAATCAATTCAATTTACTACGTGTGTGGTAATCTATTAAGTGAACAAATTGTTAAAAACAAAGGTCTCGGTTACCAAGCAAGAGGTATTCATTACTTTGAACCGTGGAACCAATATAAAGGACCAATGGTGGACTTTAAACCATCGGAAGACAAATACCTATTCCTTTCATATAATCGTCAACCCAGACACCATAGATTACGTTTTATGATTGATTTATATGACAATGGGTTGATATATGATGGATTATTAAGTTTGGATAAAATAGTATATCCGTTACCTTATCCGGTTGCACCTGAAGTAAATCACTTTTTTCACACCAACACACCATTTATGATTGAAAGTATGCCTGAGCTAAGATTCAATCTTGCGTGTAACATCACCACCGAAGATTTTGAAAGAACATTCGTATCTGTGGTTACTGAAACATTAGTTGATAACGGAACCTTATTTTTTTCAGAGAAAATTTGGAAACCAATTATAGTTGGACATCCATTCTTTTTATATGGTAATCAAGGTTCATTAAAATATTTAAAATCAATAGGTTACAAGACATTTGATAAGTGGTGGGATGAGAGTTATGATGATGAACCACACAGAGACCGGAGAAGTAAAATGATAGTTAGTGAACTATTGAAATTGAAACAAAAATCGAAAGAAGAACTAATTAAAATAAGAGAAGAAATTAATGAGGTTTTAATTCACAATAAAGAAAATTATAATCGAGTTTATCAAGAGAAGTATAGTGAAAGCGACCAATCATCAACAATAAGGGACGTTTTAATAGAAATGTGGAACGAATTGAATGGGTAGACTTTTTACATTTGGTTGTAGCTTTACAAGTTACATATGGCCCACTTGGGCAGATTTCGTTGGGTTAAATTTTAATGAGTATCAAAATTGGGCAAATGCCGGTGCAGGTAATTATTTTATCGCATCAAGAATATATGAATGTGATTCAGTTAATAAGTTTACTGAGGATGATACAATATTAGTGATGTTCAGTCAATATTTTAGAAATGATATGATTGATAAGGAATCCAATTGGGTTAATGCGGGTAACATATACAATCAAACACTTTACGGTCACGATTTTGTAACTAAGTACTGGTCAGAAGAACACGGTTACTTTATGACTTGGTACAATATATTGAGTGTGAAGAAGTTATTGGATGGTATTGGATGTAAGTACAAATTTATGTCGGCGTTTGATATTTCATCACAAAAGGGTCCAACAGAGAACACTTCGAAAAGAATGGTACAATGTAGTAATGATTTACAAAAGTTCTTATCTCATCATAATTTAATGGACTTTAACGAAAATAAACCACAGTATAATTTTATTGATGAGTTTGACTCACACCCAACTATAACAACACATCTTGATTGGGTTAAAAGTTATTTACCCGAATATTACACAAACGATATGGACAGGTACGCAGAAAAATGGGAGTCTTTGGTTGAAAAAGACAAAAAAAATACGTATAATAACTTCAAAGATATTGTTGAGAAACATAGAAATTTCTCAGATTTTAAAAATATATGAAGATAATACACACTTACATACAGACAGGTAATAGTGGTCCATTAACTAAAAATCTTTTTTATTTAATGTCGTTATCTTTATTGTTAGCAAAAAGACATTACGGTTATGTTGTTTTATATACCAATAAAGAGGTTGGTGACATCGTTAAGAAAATAGGTTTACCCTATGATGAGATTAATACAGAACTATTAGAAGGGGTGAATGTTAAAACATTCTCAATACCTAAACTAATAGTTTATTCTAATCAGAATGAACCATATATTCATATTGATTTGGATACGTTCATATTTAAAAAAATATTCTTTAATGATTTTGAAAACATTTACTCAACATTTCCTGAAGGCCGTGGAGATATATTAAATTTTGAGAAATCTAATGCTTCATTTTATACCACATATGTTAAAAGAAGTTTTGAACTGCAGTCTAAATTACCCGAAGAGTTTTTAAAGTATGTTAAGTTTAATAATGTTCCAAATATGTCCGTTTTTGGTGGACACAACCACGAGTTAATTAAAGAAGCTTCAGATTATTGTTTGGAGTTATATTATGATAATAGGGAATTTTTTGATTCTAATTATTACAATGCCTGTATAGTAGAACAGTTATTCATCCCCGCAGCTATGAGGATGTTAAAAAACGACCACAATTTAAATAACTTTAAATTCATATACGAATTTAACCCAACATACATTGAGTTCACACCGGGTAAGGATTGGGATTTTCCTTTTGGATTTAGGTTCAACGATGATTTGGTAATAGTAGATGACTACCACAATTTATTCAAGAGAGTAATGTTTGATTTTAATGGATTCTTACATCTTAACGGATATAAAAATTTTGAGGAGATTATTTTCTTGATTAAAGAAAGAATTATAGAAGATTTTAACGGTTTAAATTACATCAGTATTATTGATAGTATGTTCCCTAAACAGACAAAATCCGATGAAATTAGTTTAATGTACTATAAGTACTTATTGTCATTGACAAATAGACTTAGTGGTTTATTAATGAAACCTAAATAATTATTATAGATGTATATAATTGGGGTATCCGCATATTATCACGACTCTTCTGCTTGTCTATTTAAAGATGACAAATTAATCTTTGCTTGTGAGGAAGAGAAATTTACCGGTATTAAACACGATAGTTCATTTCCTGAAAAAACTATTGAATACATTTTTAAACACTTCAACCTAACAAAATCGGATATTGAAGCAGTATGTTATTATGAGAACCCAAAACTTAGATTTAAAAGAAAAAAGTCATTTTTAACATCACTCTCAACTAATATAAAGGTTTGGTGGAACCTCAGAAAAATATCTAAAAATGTACACTACACATCACACCATATGTCACATATGGCATATTCTTACCTTTCATCTAATTTTGATAAGGCTTTAATAGTTTCGGTTGATGGTGTTGGGGAAACATCCACAGTATCAATTGGTAAAGGTATCAATGGGTTTATACATAATATTAAAACGATTGAATATCCAGATTCTTTGGGGTTATATTATTCTGCAATGACCGCATTTTTAGGGTTCAAACCGAACGAGGGAGAGTATAAAGTTATGGGACTTGCAGCATATGGTAATCCTATGAAATATAGAAATAACGTTGCAAGATTAATAAATTTTGATGGTTATAAATTAAACTGTAATATGGATTGTTTTGATTGGGATAGGTCTAAAGACACTATGTTTAATCACAAACTTGTTGAGTTATTAGAGATTGAAAACCGTTTACCAAACGACCCACTTACACAAGACCACAAAGACTTAGCAGCATCGGTACAAGAAAGATATGAGGAAGTATTTTTTAAATTGATTAAAGATGCTAAGATATTTTACAACTCTGACAATCTTTGTATAGGTGGTGGATGTGCATACAATGGATGTGCAAATGGTAAAGTAGTTAAGAGTGGACTATTCAAGAAACTATGGGTACCACCAGCACCATCAGACGCCGGTTCTTGTATTGGTTCTTGTTTACATTATTTAACATCTGTTAAAAAGTTAAAGGTAAGATTACCAGCAACACCATTTTTAGGTCCGTCGTATACGGATAACGAAATACTCCAAACACTTAACAAGTTTGGTAATAAGGTGTTCTATAGAAAACATACAACTGAAAAATTGTACAAAAGAACCGCACAATATTTGAGTATGGGTATGGTTGTTGGTTGGTTCCAAGATAAAATTGAATTCGGTGCAAGGGCTTTGGGTAATAGGTCAATATTAGCAAATCCTATGGTGCCGGATATGCAAGAGAGAATTAATAAGGTTATTAAAAAGAGAGAAGGATTTAGACCATTTGCACCTATGGTTATTTTCGATAAACAAGGTGAATATTTTGATTCAACGGAGTACATTCCTTATATGAATCAAGTAGTTAACGTGAAAGAAAAATATAGAGATAAATTACCAGCAGTTACTCACGTCGATGGAACTGCTAGAGTTCAATCGGTAACACCATACAATCCAATTTATAATCTATTAAAAGATTTTGAAGAACGAACTGATTACCCAATTTTATTAAACACATCGTTTAATGTTAAAGACAAAACAATGGTCTTAACACCTGAAGATGCTATCCTAACATATTTGGACACAGCAATGGATATATTGGTAATTGGTGATTATATAATTTATAAACAAGTAAAATAATGAAAAAATTTATCGGATGGTTAACCCACAAATGGGTTGAATGGAAAAAGAAAAGAGAATTCAAAAAGAAATTAGCGGAACTTAAAAAAAGAGACCCATTTATCTATAAACATTAATTTATTATCGAATGGGTACAACTACAAATGATGATATCGTTGCATTAGTTTCGGTTGGGGAATTTTTTATTCAAGAAATTAAAGAATATTATTGGGATTTAAAAAGGAACGGTTTTACAATTAAAGTATTAACCGATGACCCGTCACATTTTGATAATGGTGACGTGACTTTATACGAAAGACCCATTTTTAATTATTTTGATAAATTACATTTTTCACTTAAACTTGTTGAGAAGTACGGTAAAAATGTAATCTATATGGATGGTACATCCGCATTACCAAAACAGGTACTTGCGAATATATCATCTCGTTCAGATTCTGATTTCATATACACATCAAATTGGCCGAAAGGTAATTTCTATGGTTATGAAGATGACCCTTGCTTCAAATATTTGTTTGATTATTTTCATTATAAAAATATACCAATAATCGATTATCCAACAATCTTAGAACAAGTTATGGTTTTTAAAAAAACCATTGATTATGAACTCATTAATAAAGAACTTCAAATAATACAAACAGTATTTGATTACGTATCTGTAATGAATAAGAACACATATATAAGACCATTTGTGTTGGGTTCGGCGGAAGGGTTGGCGTTATCCATTGTGCTAACGAATAACAATATACCATTTACTAAAATTGATTTATAATGAAGATAATTTTTGTAAATTGGACTAAACCATTCTTTCATAGAGATAAATTTAACGGATATAAAAAAGATATTACAGTCGTTGATAATCAAAATGAATATAATCTACAACCATATGAGTTGTATATGCAATTGGCAGCAATAACCAGTGCCAAAAAGTTTGGTGGTGTTCCGATTAAACTTTATACCGATACCGTGGGTCAAGAATACTATCAAAAAATAGGTTTACTTGATTTGTTCGATGAGGTTGATGTTGATGTTTTAAATAAATTAGATAGTACGTTAGTTAATCCTGCTCAGTTTTGGACTAGCGGTAAGATATTTTCAATCTGTCACGAGAAACCTCCGTTTTTATTTTTAGATTTAGATTTAATAATTAAAACACCATTACCTAAATGGTTATTTAATTACGACGTGGTTCATACACATTGGGAGATGTTGAGGGGTAATATGTTTATACACGATTATCAACTACAGGATGTTAAGTTACATATGCCTGAATTTGAAGAAAGGATGGCAATACCGAACACATCATTCCTATTTGTTAACAATAAGTTATTACTTAAGAAGTATCGAGAACTTCATATGAGAATTGTTAATAAAACATATGATAAAGTACTAGATTGGTTATGGTTGATGTCGGACCAAAACATATTGGGGTATACCATTAGAAATTTAAATTTAAAGGTCGGGGACGTTGAGAACCGAATCTTTATACAATTTGCAGACCCATATGATAATCGACACAAGCAAGGATACATTTCGGATTGGATGGAGTACGAAGGATGTGAAAGAAATACCCCAAAGATTGAATATGACCACATATGGTTAAAAAAATCACATATTGTTAATAATGAGGAATACAGAACCGAAAGAATTAACGAATGGAAACATATCACAATCACCAACGGATTTGAAGACTATTTGAATCTATTTTAGATTTGACTTTCCCTTAATTTTTTTGTATATTATATCATATGATATATTGGTTTACAGGACAACCCGGTGCAGGTAAAACAACGTTGGCTGAAAAGTTAGTTGAATATCTAAATGTAGGGAATACCATACACATTGATGGTGATGATTTGAGAGACATCTTTAAAAATAAAGATTATTCCGAAAATGGTAGACGTGCAAACATCCAAAAAGCAATGGATATTGCCCACTTCTTAAATGAAAAGGGATATAATGTAGTGGCGTCATTAGTGTCACCATACAAAGATTTAAGAGATGACCTCAAAAGTAAATCTGATGTAATTGAGATTTACATTCATACAACAGACCTTAGAGGTAGAGAAGACTTTCACGTTAAAGATTACCAACCCCCAACTGAAAATTATATATCAATAGATACCACTAATACAGGTGAGATAGAATCTTACACCGAATTAATTAATAAATTATTTTTATGAGTAAAAAGTATGCTTTGTATGTGGGCCGTTGGCAAAATTTTCACGCGGGCCACGAATGGTTAATTAGACAACAATTAGACCAAGGTAAAAACGTTTGGGTTGCAATTAGAGATGTTGAGGTTGATGAAAACAATCCCAAAACAGCCCAAGAGGTGTTTCAAGATTTAATTAAAGAACCTTTCTTTAATGATAATTTCGATAAGATATTGTTGTCAATAATTCCCGACATTGATAGTGTCAATTATGGTAGAGGAGTTGGTTACGATGTAATCTATCACGAACCACCAGCAGATGTTGCAGCAATTAGTGGGACCGCCATTAGAACCGGTAATATGAAACCTGATGGAAGTTCAATGTATAATGAAAATATAGACTAATATGTTAGTAGAAAAGAAAAGACACATTGCAAAAACAATTTCATATAGAGTTATTAGTACTCTCATTGGTTTTGTTATTATGTGGGTAGCGAGTGGCTCAATAAAAGTTGGGGCTGCTTTCGGAGTTGCAGAATTAGTTTATAAACCAATTCAATATTATCTACACGAACGTATTTGGTATAAATGGATTAAATACGGTTTAAGAAAGGAAAATGGGAAATAATGAAATCAGAGTAGTTGAGAATTTTTTAACAAAGGACGAATGTTTTCACATATTAAAGAAATGCAAAGAAGACGTTAGTTTATCTGTTGCAGGTATAATTGGTGGAGACCCCAACGAAAGAAAATCGTCAGTGGGTTGGGTTAACGACTTAGGTGGTGTTAATCAAAAACTAAAAGACATACTCAAAGACTCATTCATTATTAATGGAATGGAAGTAACGGGACTCGGACCATTTCAATTTACCGAATATAAAGTTGGAGAATTTTATGGTTGGCATACTGATAGAGACTCAACAACTTTTATGGATAGATTCACCTCAACAGTAATTCAACTAAATGATGATTACACTGGTGGGGTACTTGAAATAAAAAACCCAAAAGGGGAATTGGTACCGATTAACAATAAAGTGGGTACTTTATATATTTTTGATTCTAATTTACGTCACAGAGTTACTCCAGTTGAAGATGGGGTACGATACTCATTAGTTAATTGGGTATCAATAATAAAAACTAATTCTTCACAACAAAATTTAATATGATGAAATATGTATTATCGTTTATAATTGCACTTACATTTCTATATACAATTATTGGATGGAAACGAATATTTGATAGATATAAAATGTTTTTAAGTAAATCATATTGGACAGATTATAACACAATAGAATTTGCATCTTGGTTTACTAAAGCTATAATTCTTATACCTGGATTAATATTTGGTATTGAATTATGGTATATGCATTTTCTAACCTTACTAACATCATCACTATTAATTTGGGCGTCAATGAGAAAAGATTTACCCACGTTGATAGCTTTCAACACAATATGGATTTGTATATCATTAACAATATTGGTGAGACATTTAATACCGTAATATGAAAAAAGTAGTAATAATAGGTGGAGGAACTGCGGGATGGTTAACCGCGTTGGTTGTAAATAAATTTTGGAAGGACACTAAAGTTACTTTAATTGAAAGTTCCAAAATAGGAATTTTAGGTGCGGGTGAAGGTGGAACATCTAACTTCGGTAAGATGTTATCACTATTGGATATAAACCAAAAAGAATTTTTTGAAAGAACCAAATCCACAGTAAAGGGAGGGTTACATTTATACAATTGGACGGGTCAAAATGAATTATCAAAACATTTGTTTTTTGGTGATGGTCCGAATGAAGTAAACAAATCGTATGCATATCACTTTGATGCAAGAATGGTTGCAAAATATTTGAAAGAAATTGCGGTGAGTAGAGGAGTTGAGTGGATTGATGGTGAGGTTGAAAGTATTGTAAATGAGAATGAAAATATCACAGAGTTAAAATTAAAAGATGGTGATATAGTCCAATTAGATTTTGTATTTGATTGTAGTGGTTTTGCTAGACTTATTATTGAGGGAGTTTATAAAGAAAAATGGTACAGTTATTCAGATTATCTTATGATGAATAAAGCACTAGCGTTTTTCCTACCACAAGATAATGAATATCAGGTAAATGATAAAACATATACTGAAATGACGTCGATGGACTGTGGGTGGATGTTTAAAATCCCGCTACAACACAGATGGGGATGTGGTTACGTTTTCAATAACAAATACATAACCGTAGAAGATGCTAAGAGTGAGGTTGAAAAATATTTGGGTCACGAAGTTACAATACAAAAAGTATTTGATTTTAATCCTGGCACCTATAAAAGAAGTTGGATTGGTAACTCAGTTTCCATCGGTCTATCATATGGTTTTATAGAGCCGTTAGAAGCAACTTCTTTGATGACAACAATTATGCAGTTAAAGAAATTAATTGATATTAATTTTGACGAAGGGGATGTTGAGAAATATAATATGTGGTGTTATCAAATTAATGAACAGAATTTAAACTTCATTAGATATCATTATTTGTGTGAGAGAGACGACACCCAATTTTGGAAAGATTGTACATCAATGCCAATCCCTTCGAAATTGAAAAAAATATTGGATAAAAATAATTCGATAACGGTTAGAAATGATATGGAGTTACTCGAATCATTTGAATTGGAAGGAATTGAACCAAATGAACTTACTTTTTTTGTGAACAATTACTTAAACATATTCAGAAAGAATAGAAAAGTATTAAAAAAGGAATTGATATAGTATGGAGAAATTATATTTTGACGACACGACTTTTATATGGAAAACCAAATTAAATAAGGTTAGTGATAAGTCATCTTTTTTAAAAGAATCATACTTAATTATAGAATCTCAACCGGAGGTGAAAACCGATGGGTTCGGTTACAAAAAAGAATGGAACAATAATTTAAATTTTATTGGTGAGATTAATATTGAAACTAACTTAGATAAAGTAATTCAGGAAGGTATTAATCTGTGTAAAGAACTTTACGAAGAAAAGAATATACCGTACAATAAGATTAATACCGATGCTTGGGTTAACGTCGTTCGTTCACAAAATCCGGTACAATTACAATTTAAACACAACGAACTAAAAGGTGTCGATAAATTTCACGTTCATACGGACATTAATAAGGAAATGAAGTCATTCCCACCAAACTACACCTATGTTTATTACATACAAATGCCTGATGTGATGAATGGTGAAGATGGTGTTTTATATTTTAGAGGTAAGAATAAAAAAGAGTATTGGATTAGACCTGAGGAAGATGATTTGATTATAATGGAAGCGGATATGCCCCATTCACCAAATAATGCTCCTAACTCAACAATTGATAGAATTGTACTTGCGGGTAATGTTGGATTTGAATTTATCAAAAAAGAAAAATCATTAATATAATGTTTACAAAATACGTTGAGAATTTTTTAACGAGAGAAGAATGTGAATCTATCATTGATTTAGGTAATTCTACAGGGCTGATTCAAATGAAATCATCCCGTTTTGTTAATGGTAAATTAATGGGTGAAAATATAGAATACAATGGTAATAAAAGGTCTGGTTGTTATTTTATTGGTGATTTACTTGAAACTCCGATATTGAAAACCCTATCAAATAAAATCATTGATTTGTCTAACCAATTGAGTCCATTTAAGGGAGTTGAATATAATAAAATCCTAAATTACTCATTCAACAGATACGGAATTGGGGACTTTTTAGACTGGCACCCCGATAGTCACGAAATTTTAAATGGGGCAACCATCACATACATCATTCAACTTAACGACGATTATGAAGATGGGGAAGTAAAATATAGAATGAATGATATCGATTATGTTGTAAATAAGAAACAAGGTAGTGTTTTCATATTCGATTCGAATATAGTACATTCAGTTGATAGGGTCACCGGAGGAGAAAGGTACTCAATAAACGTGTGGCCGTCAAAAACAATTAAAAAGTCGTTACTGTAATGTTAATTGATAATAAGTTTTTTTATTTAAGTTTACCAAGATGTGCATCTACTGCATTTCATTATTCTTGTATTCTTAACGATGTTGATGTACAAACACATAATGGTGAGTGGGAAACTGCAAATGCTGACATTGATTTTAAATCAATTGACAAAAGTACTTTAATGAACTACATCTATCACGGACACGAATCGATAGTTGATTTACAGAATAAATTTGGAACCGATTATCCGTTCATTGCGGTTAAGAGACAAAGACACGAGAGATTTTATTCACTATATAAACACGTTTTATTTGACTTACAACGTATGGGGTTTCATCGAATCTATGATGTTTTCACTAAAATGACCTTAGATGAATTATTTTTTTTCACCAAAGATGATGTGATAAATAAAAAAAAACGATGGGATGTTATATGTGACTTTCTAATTGATTTGAAAATAATAGACGAAAGAATAGACATCTCAGTAACCTCTAAATTCAATAAATCCGAAGAGGAATTTTTTAAATCAAATACAAAAGGATATGCGGTTAATATGATTGATATATTATTAACCCCAATATCTCATTGGACAAATAACGACCCAAACATAATTTGGTTTGATTTTAATGAAATGGACAAATTGGAAGGTTGGGTATCAGAGAAGTTAGGTAAACCATTTAAACTACACTCCGTAAATTCAAGTAAACATATGGAATGTAATTTAATATTAGATGATGAATTCGTAAAAAGATACAATACTATTTATAATTATTACGACTTTCCAAAGTCTCAAAAAACTTTAATATGATAGACTATAAAGAAATATTTGACGCTTGGAAGGTCTCGTTTAACCCAACACCTGAACAGGAAGAATTAGCACAAAAAAGATTAGGGGTGTGTATGGGTTGTGAGTATAGGAAAGAAGTGTTGAAGGGGGTGAAGTGGTCTGCATATTGTGGGGATTGCGGTTGTCCATTAAATAAGAAAGTATTTTCTAAAAACTTTAACCCTTGTACTAAGGGTTTTTGGGAAGATGTTGACTCGGAATATATGAAACCACAAACCAAAAAAAGTACGAATACAATAATATAAAATAATATATACATATATATCTAAAATAGTAAATATCCTTTTCTATTAATAATTTTATAGATATATTTATTGTTAGGAAAAAAAAATTATGAAAGCAACTATAATCGGTAGTGATTTACTACAATCAGGTGAATCGGTGAAATTTTTAGAAATAAACACCAACACCACAATATATAATGAGGGAGCTGATTTGTTAGATTACACTTCTTTATTTACAATGTTAGTCAGTAATAACATTACTGAATTTCATTTTATTTGGACTGAAGGGGACGCATACAAACCATTAACCGAACAATATAGATTTAAGAAGATATTGGAGGAGAAATGTTTAGAAAACAACATATCTTTTACGGACTATATGGTACCGTTAAATTCTGTTACTGTCCCATATATTGAAGATTCTAACGATAAATTCATATTAAGACAATCGTTCGATACGACAGCATTGGTTGATGAAACATATTGTGCTGACAAATTTGAATTTTTTGTGTTAATGAGCGGAACAACATATGTCCCAAAGACATATTTCACGTCTGATTCTTTAAATTTAGATACGTTAGGTGACGCGGACTATGAAACAACAACGAATCCAAATACATTAGTAAAACCAAGAAATCCGGTTTACAGTCCTTTAGATTATCCTGCTCTTTATAGAGTTTCCGATGCTGCTGAATTGGTTACGTTAAAAAATGATGTACCGGTAAATCACTTAGTACAGGAATTTATATTTTCAGAAGACAACTTAGTTGAGGGTCGTTATTCTATTATTAGAAGTATCGATATTATCTATGGTTCTGATTTGGATGTGATTCATATGGGTGGATACACACAATCAACAATTATACCATTAACATTTACAGACGATGAATTTGTTGCAGGTACAAATAAATTGAATCAAAAAAGTAGATACAAATACATCACCAAGGAATTAGGTAACTATGCAAAGAATGATTACCACACCGATGATGATAGTGTTATTTTAAAATACGATGGAACCTTGTTAGACGTTGATACTATTCAATTAGGTGATTATGTTCGTTCTATTGATTATGTGGATTTAAATGATAACCACGCATCTAAATTTGAACAAAGTAAGATTGATACTTTTGGTTGGGATAGTAGCGTTGCTCAAGATAATTCAACTTTAATACAAACAGGTACAACCTTAGTTAGTATGGTGTCTTCCGAGGTTGATACCATTTATATTAGAATAACATTATCGGATGGTAGAACTTGGACTGATGCACCATCAGCAACTTATTATATCGAAGAATCAGGTTCAACTGCAACCAAATTTGAAAGAGTTAATAAAATGTACGTTGGTGATAAATTAGTAATTACAGATTCCAACACAAATCTATTAACTACTGTTGAAATTACAGGGTTAGAGATGGAACACGCACAAAAAACCATCTATAGTTTAGACTTCGAATCTTCGGATTTATTCTTGGTGGATATTGGTGATGGTGATTTTAGTGTGATGCACAACTCGTGTTGGTGTCCTTGGAACTATTGTGGTCACTGGTGTCATAGTTGGTATTGCCCTGGATGTAGTGAGACACCAGCACCTAAACTTTAAAATAAAATAAACATAATATGGCAGTAAAAGAAAGAGTAGAAAGACCAGCACAAACAATTAAAGCAATTGTTGCACCGTTATCAAATGATTTAAAAACTAAAGTAGCAACCGCATTTCAAGAGGTTGTGAATAAGATTAAAGAAAAACATTTGAGTTAATGTATGAGATTGTTCACATATGGAGATAGTTGGACTGAAGGAGTTGGTGGTAACATTAGTGAGGAGGAGAAGACTGACGTACCGGAAGAAAGAATAATTATAAGACACAAATATTGTTGGCCGAAACATTTATCAGATTTACTTAATTGTGAATTTCAAAACGATGGTGTTGGAGGTTTTTCCAACAACGCAATTTTTAACACAATACATCATAATTTAAAAAACGGAATCATCAATCAAGATGATTTCGTTGTTATTATGTGGTCCTCATCTTTGAGGGATTCATTACCTTTCTTTCCCAATGAAGATGATTTTTTTATTTGGGGTAAACGGTACAAAAGTAAAAACCATTTATTCAAACACATTTTCGGAGGGGGCAAAGGAAATTTATCAAACTTCAGTAGGTTTGAAAAAGATTATAGGGATTATTTCATTACCAATCTATACACCGATACCTATTACGATATTGTAAATCAAAACTATGTTCTTTATTTACAATTTATGTTCAAACAGATGGGTATTAGATATGTTTTTTGTGATGCGTTTGACACTATGATTAATAATGATATTATTGATAGTATAGACAAAACAAATTTAATTGATGAAACTCATTATTGGGGATATAAAGACAAAACAATGGCGGATTTATTAATCGACACAAAAAGAAAGGATGTATGGGAAGATGAGAATCAATGGACTGAAAATACAGCGGGTAAACACCCAAATAGTAATGGTTATAAATTAATTGCAGATGAATTATATAAATTCATAACTGACAATGACTTATTAACACAAAATAAATCTAAAAATTCGTATTTGATATGAATTATAACATAAATAACAATTTCTGCAGTAGGGAAGAGGCTAAAGACATAATTGATTTTTGTCTTGAGTTTGGAGAACCATTTTCTTATAACCCAACAGAACATTGGGATTGTCGAAGAATATATGATGATGAATTTAAAAAGAAAATAATTGATAAATTAACAGGTAACTACAAAAACGAAGAATTTAAATTATGGTTTGATTACGATACTTTCAACCTAAAGAATTTTAATATTAGTTTGACATCATACTATGATGGTAGGTATCTTAATTTACATAAAGATAAATCGAGTGAACTAACTACAGTCATTGTCTTATCAGATAATTTTGAAGGAGGTCAATTTGTTTTAACTGAAGAAGAAAATCCTCCATTCCATTTCGAAACATTGGATGGTCTCACGTTATGTGATTTAAAATTAGGTGATAGTATTTCATTTAATGGTTCTGAGACATATCACGGAGTGCTACCGGTTACAAAGGGTAATAGATATGCACTAAACATTTGGATGACTGAAACCGATTTTGAATACCCAAGAGTTAAAGTTAATAAAACATTGTTATGAGTGTGTTGATAATTGCACTACCAAGAACCGGTTCAACATCGTTGTTGAATAAAATTGCTGATGAGAAAGGATTAAAACCATTGTTTGAACCATTCGATGGGACGGATAGAGTTATATACAATAAAGAAAAAGATGTAGTTGTAAAAACAATTATTTGTCATCATCCGAACAACTTAGAATTGAGCCAAGAGTTTGATGAGGTTATATTACTAACCAGAAGAAACATTAAGGAATGTGTGGAATCCCACGCGTTTCAAACATACTATTCAAAAACAAGAAGTTATAATTCAAACAATCCATATCTATATGAAGATGTACCTTCAGACATTTTCGAAATGTGTTATAACGATATAGTAAAATGGAATAAAGACATCAACGAGTTGTCTATAAACCTCAACATACCAATTACATACTACGAAGACATTTTTGATTCAAATGGTACCGGTAGATTGAGGAGAGGTAAAAGAGATAAAAGTAAACTTATTTAAATAATGAAAATATACGTTCATCATTACTACACGGATATTCTTTTCCAAAAGTTTTTCCATAATGTGAAAAATAAAAGAATGTCGGAAATTCAAAATCTTGAAGGTGCGATTAGATATATTACATTTGATTATGGAGGAAAAAATTTTGAAGTATTTTTTAACCCAGAAATAAACGATAATGATGGAATTCATATTATTGATTTCTTCGGTGCACTTAGACAAAGAGGACAGGATAGAAATTTTGACGGTATTGAACATAGAGGTTCCGATTCATTTGCCATAATAGAAAGAATTGCTGATTTAATTGAAGATAAAAAAAATTGGATTGTCGGTTTATTTAGAACTGAAAAGATATTCATAAAAAATGATAATGTAAAAGTAAAGACAGACGGTACAAGTCAAATTGAGGATATTGAAAATCAAATACTCAGATTATCAAATCATTTCATTTTAACTGATAACATCTTCATCGATAAGATTGTATTAAATAAACACCCAAATTTATATAACCCATTCACCAATATCATTTTTCAATGGAATGAGATGATTAGTATTAGGTGGTTTTATGATTATAAAAACATTAATGATGTAATCGTTCCTAAATATAAAATGGGGTATTCAGTAAGAGCACATAAACCACTTAGAGTAAGAATTGCGGAAGAACTGACACACATTGAAGATATATTTGTTTCACAAACAAATGTGATTGAGAAAAATTCGATACAACCGAAATATAGAAAAATTGAAGGAGCATTTCTAAATGATTATGATTCCGATATTGATTTTCAAAATCTAAGAATATTAACTAACATAACTGTAGGTCTTGATTATTTTTTAAGAATATTACCAATGTCTAAAATTCAAATCTGTGATGAATCTTGGGCACACAATTCGGCCGATTATCACAGCCAATATTTGAGTGAGAAGTCATTGGGGTTAATCATTGCCAATGTTCCATTCGTTTCAACACATTCATATCCTTATGATTGTTTAATGGAATTAACCGGTATTAGAAAACATCCTTTTTATGATGAATCCAAAAAGTATCAAGGAAATGCCAAACTATTTGCTGACTTTATAAGAACCTTCATTAGTGATTTTGATAACAATTATCAATTATGTAAGGATTGGATTTTAGAATGTCACAACATTTTTATTGAAAGGTTACACAAGGAAAACACAATGTTGGATATGATTGTAAATGGTCCGATTACCAATGAACCAATACCAAAACGACCATTGTTGTAATGAAAATTGTGTTCACACATCTACCAGTTAGACTCAAAGAAGTTACTGAAATTTATTTAAGGTATTCAATTGAAAACTTAAATAATCAAAACATAAAACCGATGATTTATTCGGATAAAGATTATTTCAGGGATACAAGTTTAGAATATGATTGGTTAGAGTTTGATGTAAATGAAAAGTATAAAAAAAACATAATATGGTCTTATCCAAAATTAAAAGTATTGTCTGAGATATCGTTCCCATTCATACATTTGGATAATGACTTAATAGTGAAGGACATCGATAAACTACAAAATATCATAGATGATGATAAATTAAATTTATGTTATAAACACTCACTAACAGAAAGTCAAATTGAAAGTTTCAATGAAATATATGAAAGATATTCGACTCAACCTATAAGTTTTAATGAGTTGAATAACACCTCTATAATTGCCACCAATGACTACAAAAGAATAAATAAAACCTACAAAAATGTTTTAGACATCTTGGATAGGAATTATGAATACTTTAATGTAAAATACAATAACATACCACCAATAACCTTAAACCAACAATATTTAAATTTATACTTTAGTGATATAAATTACCTATTCAACCATAACCCATCTTTTGATGATATGGACATAAACGGTGTCTGTCATATGTCAGATAAGAATATGGTTAGTTTTTTCACGAAAACCACAAGATTAATATGAAGTCGATGAAGTTTTGGACAAGTTCGGGGTTTGAGGTTGGTAACCATTCTTGGAGATTGGACGAACGCAGGAATAAAACCCTCAACATATCCGGTTCCGATACCTCCGAAACAAATACCTACACATACAATGAAATGGGGTTTAGAGGAGATTCTTTATACACAGACGGATTTAGAATTATGTCAGTCGGGTGTTCCCATACTGAGGGTGTTGGGGTGAGTGACAATCAAACCTGGCCACACCACTTCTCAAGACAGATAAGTAATGGGGTGGATTTGAACTTAGGGTTCGGTGGTAGAAGTAATGATTACATTGCAAGGTGTATCATCACACTTACACAAAAGATTAGACCAAACTTGGTTAACATAATGTACACCTACCCATCTCGTAAAGAATACTACCGATACAATGGTGAGTTGGAACCATTCCATATGACACCTTGGGGGTATTTTAAGGAAGATTCTGAAGGTAAGGAGGAATACAAGTCAATTGCGAGAATCACACACGATGAGAATGATTTGATTAATTGGTATAAAAACCACCTACTAATCACCAACTTTTTGGAGAATAGAAATATCCCATATATATGGAACGGTTCTTTCCTAATGGATAACGAATATTCGGACAAATATCGGTTCGATGGTGATTATGGGGATTTCCGTGAATTTTCTATCGATGGTAAGCACGCAACCCCAAAACACAACGAAGAATACTCCAAAAGACTACTTCAGTTTATCAAATCCAATTTTCCTGATTATTTACCTAAATAAACGGAAATCATAACCGACAAACAAAGTATTTATCTAAGTATAATAACATATTAGATGAATATATTTGACGCACACATATCGGGCTCCCTATCAGTTTCCTCTTCGGCGGAAATACAGGGTGACTTAACGGTTCTTGGAATAATTAATGCGAATATTAGTGGTACAACCACAAATGCGAATACCGCATCATTTGCACCAAGATATACCCTAACCTCAAGTTTTTACGCATTTACCGGAGACACCTCCAATAAATTCACATCGATTGAAACCTCTACGAGTTCATTAAACACATTCACTTCAAGTGCAAATGGTAGATTAAATTCAATTGAAACTGTAACCGGTTCAATCTCAAGTTTAAACACCTATACAGGTAGTAATAATACTGTAATAGGTACTTTACAAACTTCCACAAGTTCTTTGAACACATTTACCTCAAGTGCGGATGGTAGATTGAGTTCTATTGAAACTTCAACAGGCAGTTTAAACACATATACTTCATCTAACACAACAAACATTAATGCTATTCACACATCAACGAGTAGTCTTAATTCATATACAAGTAGCAATACAACAAACATTAATGCAATTCATACTTCCACCGCTTCGTTAAATTCATTTACGAGTAGTGCAGGTGGTAGATTGACTTCAATTGAAGGGGTTACTGGTTCAGTGGCATCGTTAAACACATATACAGGAAGTAATAATACCATTATCGGTACATTACAAACTGCAACAAGTAGTTTGAATTCTTACACGTCTTCAAACACTACAAACATTAACGCTATTCACACTGCAACAAGTAGTTTGAATTCATACACAAGTTCAAATACAAGTAACATTAATGCAATTCACACTTCTACAAGTTCATTAAATTCATTTACAAGTAGTGCAAATGGTAGATTAACTTCATTGGAGGGTGCGAGTGGTTCAATTAGAACAGATTTCAATACATTCACATCAAGTGCGAGCGGTAGATTAACATCGTTAGAAACTGCATCAAGTAGTTTAAATTCATATACAAGTAGTAACACAACTACAATTAATGCGTTGAACACTTCAACCGCATCGTTAAATTCATTTACCAATTCAGTTAATACAGGTTTAGAATTTACAGGTTCCAATGTTACGGTAAAGGGTAACCTTTTAGTTAAAGGACTAACAACAACTGTTGAATCAACAACAATAAGTTTATCCGATAACATTATTCAACTTAATGGAACGGGAGCAACTAATGCGGGTATCGTTGTAAGAGACGCAACTGCATCAACTTTCACATCGGGTTCATTCCTTTGGGATACTGCAAATGACAAGTGGATTGCGGGTCCTTTAGGTTCAGAAGATGATGTGGTATTAAAGACAGCATCACAAGCATTAACAAACAAAACAATTAGTGGAGCATCCAATACATTATCAAACATTGGAAATAGTTCACTTACAAATAGTTCAATATCAATTGCAGGTAATAGTACATCATTAGGAGGTTCTATAAGTGCAGCAACAATATTAACATCCACAGGTGTATGGTCAGGTTCTGCTCAGTTACCTTCAGGTGTTATATCAGGTTCTGCACAACTTCCAAGTGGTACAGTATCGGGTAGTTCACAAGTATCATTTAATGGTATTTCAGATAAACCGACATTAGTATCAGGTTCGTCACAAATCACTTTCTTAAGCATTAGTTCAATACCATCAGGATTAGTCTCTGGTTCATCTCAAGTGTTGAGTGGAACGGGTATTTGGTCAGGTTCAGCACAACTTCCATCGGGAGTTGTATCAGGGTCAAGTCAAGTATTGAATGGTAGTGGAGTATGGTCAGGTTCTGCACAATTACCAAGTGGAGTTGTATCGGGGTCATCACAAATCACTTATGGAAGTGTATCAGGGATACCTTCAGGTATTGTTAGTGGCTCATCACAAATTACTTTCTTAAGTATTAGTTCTATACCGTCAGGATTAGTGTCAGGGTCAAGTCAAGTACTTGCAGGTACTGGTATTTGGTCGGGGTCTGCGCAACTACCTTCGGGTGTTGTTTCAGGTTCTTCTCAAATTACTTACGGAAGTATTTCAGGAATACCATCGGGTATTGTTTCAGGTAGTTCCCAAGTATCATTCGGCGGTTTATCGGGTGTACCTTCAGGATTAGTTTCAGGTTCTTCACAAGTAACCTTATCATCAACAACAGGTTTCGGTTCATACTTAAACCAAGCGGTGTTAACAAGTAGTTCACCAACATTTGCAGCAATTACAATTGGTAAGTCAGGAACAGATTCAACAATCACATTCCCTGCACAAACTAATGACCCAGGTTATATAAAACACTATGAAAATGCAAATACCGCAATAATGTACTTCTCGGTATCAGATGATGCCGGTGCAAATGATTACTTCTCATTTGGTAACACAAGTAGTGGTTATGTAGAGGGTTTAAGAATTACTGCGAGTGGTGCGATTACCGTTGGTACTTGGCAAGCAACTGCGATTGGTGATTCATATATTAGTTCTGCGTCGAATTGGAATACTGCATATAATAAAAGACCGTCATCTTTAGGTTTCACAAGTTCAACTGTAACATTAACACTTGGAGACAGTTCAACTATTACTGCATCAGTTCCAACATTTAATCAGAATACAACAGGTAGTGCAGGTTCATTAAGTAATATGAACATATCGCAGTTTACTAACAATAGTGGTTACTTAACAAGTGTAACAAACATTACAGGAAATGCGGGAACAGTTGGTGGATTAACTCCTGTTCAGTTCTTTAACAATATGGGTGATAGCCACGGCACAAGAACAGGATTCGACTCATCAACACCAACATACGGATTTGGTTTCAGATTTGTTCAAGGTTCAACAAATGGACCGGGTACTGGTGGAGGTCAATTTTATTCTTGGTATATCGGTTTAGGAAATGATTACCCATCTACAGGTGCCGGTTCATATGGTGCAATGTTTGCAGTTGATAGAAATGTTACCACTCCTTACCTTTCTGTTAGGTATAATGAAAATAATTCATTTGGAAGTTGGAGAAAAATACACGCAGGCTACGCAGACACCGCAGGTACTGCTGGTAATATTACAAGTTACACAATTAACCAAAGTGTTGGGTCAAGTAACACTCCACAATTTGCTGGACTAGATTTGACTAGTAGATTATATATGAACGCCGGAGCATATGAAGGTTCTATTTTATTCGGTTCTTCAACTACTTGGAGATGTGGTATTAGACAACACGACGATGCCGACGCTGAACTACGTATTTGGGCTAAGAATGCTGCTGGTATGATATTCTTAGCAACAGGTTATGATGGTGAACCCGCAGATATTGCTAGACCCACAGATGGTTTAGTTGTTGGTCCATCGAACAATGTTGGTATCGGTAACTTTAGTGCCGCTGACCCATCCTATAAATTACACGTTAAAGGTTCTACAGGGGTTGAGGGAAATCTTATATTAAACAATGGAGGGTATGGTTGGATATATGCAAATGACACTAACCACAGTATTATTATGAGAGGAGATAGAAATGGAAGTGCTGCAGATTATACCAACTACTATCAATATGGAGGAACAATTGCGTCAGGTAAAGGACATAAGTTTTGGACAGGAGGTGTCTTGGCAAGTCAATCATTAAGATTTCATATTGGAGATGACTATACTCTCAACACTGGTAATATGACAGTTGGTGGAACACTAACCGAAAACTCATCTATCCGATATAAGAAAGAGATTGAAACCATTTCATATGGTTTGGATAAGGTTTTACAAATGAGAGGTGTTACATACCTTAAAAAAGAAAATGATATAAAAGAAGTCGGAGTTATTGCTGAAGAAATTGCCGAAATTTTACCTGATATTGTACTTTACGATTCAGAAGGTAAACCAGATTCCGTATCTTATGGAAGAATAACTGCAGTATTAATCGAGGCAATAAAAGACTTGAAAAAAGAAATAAACGAATTAAAGAACAATGGCTAACCTACTAGGAAATACCAGACCAGCACCTGGCGTCCAGTTGGGATTTTTTAAAGATAGGTACTATGGTGGAAATAACTATTTCCATTATAAGACTAATATTAATATGGCCAATATTATGTGTACCATTGAAGCTGTCGGTTACGCATATGGGGCGAATCAAGCAATTAGATGTGCTTGGAGTTTTTATGCATATGCGGCTAGTAGTAGTACTATTAGTATCGGAACATCAAACGTGTATGGTGGTATGAGTGCTCACGGAGTTTACACATCATCAGACGGTTATGTGGTAATTAGAGCTAACTGTGCATCGTACTATAGTGGGTGGATATTTAACGCATATTGTTTAAATCCAACAGGATATAATTTTGAAGTTAGTGTACTAGCTAGCGTTCAAACAGATAACGCAGGAAATTATTATTAATGGCAAATTTAGCAAGTGGTACGGGGATATATCCGGAGGGTGGTTATTTAGAACAGTTGGGAATATATAATGTTGCCAACCTATCATCAGGTGGTGGTCAATATTACCATATGAAATTAAACATCACACATCAATCATATGCAATGATTATGATTGAAGCGGTTGGTTATAACTATGGTGTTGGGATTCCTCTTAGATGTGCTTGGAATTTCTATTGTTACAGTTACTTTTTTGGTAATGTTCAAAACTCCGCTTATGATGGATTAACAGCACATAGTCACTATGTTGCTGCAGATAATAAAATCGTAATTGTTGCATATGCTAGTAGTTTGTATTATTGTGGATTCACATTAAATGCATATAATACTGCAGGAAATGGTTATGGAACCATAACATCCGTGGTGTCGGCGGTTCAAACATCGGCAGCAACTTATTATTAATATATGGCAATTTTAACACCACCTTTTAGAATATCATCGGTTAGTAGTTGGTACTTTCAACAAAAGTACATTTTTAATTTTAACACAACCGCCGGTAGTCCATTGTATATTCATATGAAGACAAACCTAATTGGTGCAACCACTTACAATATGTGGATGTTTGAAGCTGTTGGTTATAACTATGGAGTTGCGGCACCTATCAGATGTGCTTGGGGATTTCACATTAGTACTGCAGGTATGCCGTATACTAATGGATTTTTATATAATATTGGATTACGAAATCAATACCCTGGTATGTCGGCACACGGAGTGTATGTTGCATCTGATGGTTACATTGTGTTAAGAGCGTATGCAAATGGTAGTAACTATTATAATGGATTTACATTAAATGCATATGCAACCAGAAGTGATGTTACACAATCAAACGTAAGTATAATTTCAGTAATTCAAACAAGTGATAGTGGTAACTATTATGGAGGACCAGTACAATAAAAATTTAAATATATGAGAAAATTTATAGACAGTTTAGGTGCTATGCACCATTTACTTGATGGAGAAACTCCACAAGATTCTTGGGTTGAGGTTATCGACCAATATAAAAGATACTTAGCACCGAATGGTGATATACACACGATTTTATCGGACGCAGAACCGGAAGAAGATTGGGTGGAACAAGAGTTCGAATACACCCCACTTCCTGACCCATCATTTGTTCCTCCTTATGATGCAATGAGAAGAATTCATTATCCTGAATTGGGAGAACAATTAGATATGTTATGGCACGAGATTAATCAGAATGGTACCATTACAACAACAGGAGAATGGTTTCAAACAATAAATGACGTTAAAACTCAATTCCCTAAAGAGTCATAATAATATTGACTTTTACAATCATTTTTAGTATTATTAGTTTATGGAAAAGATAACATTAAAATTAAAAGATGCACTTCAATTAGAAAGTGAACTTAACGGATTTAGAAACCCTGACACAGGAGAAGTTTTTTACGGAGGCTTCATTAATCAAAATCTATCAGTCATTTTAAAATACGACTTAAGAGAAACCATTGAGTTCTTAACAAAAGAAAGAAAAAAGGTCGATTCAATTAAAGATGAATTGGTAAAAAAATATGGTGAAGATAACGGAAAGGGAGGAATATATGTTAATATGTACCTTGATGAAAAGAATGACTTGGGTGAAATAATTGGTAGAAAAATTAATCCTGTTTATCTTGAGTTTGACAAGGAATTTGGTGAACTTTTAGATAAGGAGATTGAAGTTGAATATCCTGAAATCACCAAAGAAGATTTAAAAAATGCAGGGAAAACAAATGATAATTACTTAGTTTTATTTAGACTAATTAAAAATAAGGAGGTTAAATAACCTCCTTTTTTATTTCTATTAACATATTACCAATTTCATATTCACCCGGTTCGTAGTAAGGTATTGATAACCTTAACTTGTGTAATGTTCTAATATCATTATCATCGAATGGTGAAGTTTCATAAATCATCACGTCTACGTTGTCTGTGAACGTAAATTTCGACCTTAAATCATAACGAGTATTCTTCTGTTCATTTTGAATGTAATCCTCAGGAATCGTCCCTAATTCGATTTTATCGAAGAATGGTTCAATCTCCATAAGTCTGTTTCTACTATTGGTTGTTAACCCCATAGTGAATGTCTTGTATTTAAAATCTTTCTCTTCCCAATACCTAAGTTCATTAAAGGCGGAGAACGGTATTCCCCATTTTCTAACAAAGTTTCTATTTGATGAGACTTCATATAACATTCTATCTTTCTTGTAGTCATCACTGAATCTTGATGTCTGTGAAACAAAATGATAAACTACAGCAGAGTCACAAGTTTTTAATTCATACCCTTTTAGTTTCGCACGAAGTAAGAAGTCATCATCTTCACAAAACGCCGGTACAAAACTAAACCCATCAAAACCACCAATATCATCAAACATTTTTTTAGTACCCGACATAAAAAATACCGCACCGTTGTAAAGATTTTTACTATCCTTCCATTGATTAACAAAATTATTAAAATGGAAATAATTAAAATCATCAAACCCTGAACCCAAGTCTAAGAGAACTTTACCAGCCCTCATATGTCCCTTGAAAATAGGAGGCTCAACTGTTGTATATGAGATTAAAGTGTTTGGATTCTCATCCAATAAAGTTTCTAAATTTTCAAGAAACTGTTCACCCAATACCATATCATTATGTATCAATACTAACTTCTCAGTATCAACCAATTTAATTCCGGCGTTGTATGTGTCGGAGAATGTTAATCTATCATCATCGTGTATGTAAGATAGGTGTTCATCATCTAATGATTCTAACCATTCTTTTGTTCCATCACTTGAACCACCACTACTAATTACGAATGGTGATTCAGGATAAAGTTCACGAACTCTTTCATAACATTTTTTTGTCAGGTCTAATTTATTGTAGACCGCCATCACTAAGGATATACTCATCTCATTCTTGATATTACGTTTGCCCAAGCCACACCATCTTCTCTAATGACCGGACTAAATTCAGGTTTTAAAACTGTTTTTGAAATATGACCACCCATTTTCCAATTCAATATTTGGAACGCTTGTTTTGGTCCTTTATGGATTAAAAAGTTATCACCATACCATACCCTGATATCCGGAGGTATCATTCTATAAGATTTCTTATGTATGAAGAACAGACAAGCGAACCCACCGATTAATTGGTAGATTGGTGTTAACATAAATCTACCTCTTGGTTCTGTCCAACAACCCTCACCTAATCCAATGATTCCTTTCTCTTCAGTTATACTATCGTGAATAGTATCAATTAATGACCAATCTGTTGTGATGTCATCATTTAAGAACATCAACTTATCTTCTTTGGCAATTGTAACTCCCTTGTTCCAAGCAGGGTTTACATATGTATTTTTACCTTCTTTAATGTAAACAAGTTTAGGTATCGATTCTTTAATGTGAATCTCATCATCGTTTGTATTATCAATTAAAATTAACTCACTAACTAATGGGTGTGAGGTAACTTCTTTTACTAATTCAACAATACCATCCGGCACGAACATCGTCGGCATTATAACACTTATCATATATTATTTTTTAGTTTTCCAAAATGAATAAATTCCTTTATCTAATTCGTAAGATGGCCACACAAATCTTTCTCTTACAGGTTGTTTCTTTGCCCATTCCCACATCTTTGTTAACCCATCTTTTAAATCCGTCTTAAACTCAAAGTCTAATAGGTCTATCGACTTCTGCCAAGTCGGTATTGAATGTTTAACTTCGTGTCGTTGTTCATAATATTGAACCGAACCACCACCAACTACTTCTCTTAATATTTCATTGGCTTCGTTAATTGAATATTCTTTAATACCTCCGAGGTTAATTATTTGTTTACTTGCTCTTTCATCTTGTGATGCTTTCCATAATGGTTCTAAACTATCATCGATATAACTAAACGCTCTTGTTTGTGTACCATCACCAAAGATTGTCATTGGCTCACCAATCATATGTTGATACATCCATATACCTAATACGTTTCTATATTTGTCCCATATGTTTTGTTTAACACCAAACACATTGTGTGGACGAATGATACACCAATCTAATCCGTGTTGTTCACCAGCAATTTGAATATCCATTTCACAACCATACTTCGCCACACCATATGGGTCAATAGGTTTTGGTACTTGAGCCTCATCAAACATATTACCGTCTTGGTGACCATACACGGCTAACGTTGATGTAAACACCAATCTCTTAACATTGTGTTTTATACATTCAGTAATGATACGTGAAGTTGCAACTAAATTGTTTTGATAGTTGTAGGTTCTAATGAATGGTGACAATCCTTCAGCTGCGTATGCTGCGAAATGATAAACGTAATCAAATTTATGTTCTTCAAAACATCCTGAGATGTTCCCATCAACTAAATTAAATTTTCTAAACTCGGTTATCTTAGGGTTAACATTCTCAAAGTAACCACCACTTAAATCATCAATACCGACAATTTCAGTACCGGGGTGATTCTCAACAATATAGTCAACCAATCTTGAACCTAATAAACCTGCAACTCCTGTAATTAATATCTTCATCTTAAATTGTTGTGTAAAAATTATTTTGTTTCTCTTGTCTTTCGATATTCTTATGGTGAATGATACAGAAATCTTCATCACTTGGTAATGAGGTTACTGTTTCCGCACCCATTATTCTTTCGTGAACTCTACCATACCACCTTAAATTCTTTTTAAAGATTCTTCCTTGTTTATCAGGGAAGTTAATCCATCCTCTTTGGTTCACACTCCATCCCCATTTCCTAATATGTTCATCGGTTATACCGTCAACTATGTTTATTCTTGATAGATAATATAAATCAACTTCGGGATTTGATTCCAATATAGATTTAATATTAATCATAAACATCTCGCTAACTAATTCATCCGCATCAATTTGGAATATGTAATCACCTTTACAGTAATCCGATAGTTTATTTTTCCAATCAGCAAAATTGTTTTCAAAATCAAAACCTCTCCAAGTTTGAACATTCGGTAACTTATTAAATGTTAACAAGTATTCAAGAACTTCAGGACTCCCATTCTTCTCATCAAAAAGAATTACGATTTCATCTTGAACACCTTTCTTCTCGAGTAAGAACGGTAATAGTCTTTTAATTTCTTCCAATTCATTACAAATTGTAATTGCGTAACTTAGTATCATATTTTATGCTATTTGATTATATCCTCCGTTTATTCTTCTGGTTAACATTCGTAAAACTTCATCGTCAACACTTCTGGCAATTTCCTCACTTAACAATCTTGTTAATTCATTTTCTGCGTCGATGGCTTGACGGGTATTATGGTCTTCCATATCCTCAGGCCAAACTAATCTCATTTTGACATTAACAATCCCGTGAAAAAATTTAAAACTACTAATCATTATTTCTTTCTCTTGCAAATAATTTAAATGTTCTATCGTTATCGGTGAATGTCATATTACCATCAACTGTTGGGTTTATTGTTATATGACATTCGTTTGGGCCTGTAGCAAATACAACTGGTTCCTCATCATTAAACTGAAAACAAAATTCAACATTATCGATAAATCTATGAGGTCGTAATGATAAAACTTGTGTCGGTTCTAAATTTAAAGTCGTAAAGTATTCTTCTCCTCTTAAAAATTTAAATGACATTATTTAATTTTTGTTAATTTAGGTAGAACTAATTTATGCTCTTTTGGTTTATTTGTGTATGGTTTAAGTAAATTAGAAAACACTTCTTTCATATTGTTTAAAGAAAACTTTTCTTTATTCTCCTCTCTTAACGATTCGGACTTTTCTTTAAACTCTTGATAATCTTTCTTAACTAATTTTAACACTTCGGCAAATTCATTATAGTTTGCTGTGAACCATTTGGAATTTTTAAGAATGAAATTATCTACAGTACTTTCGTGAACATCAGTTAATGTCCCACCAATCATAATCGCTTTATCCATTGGAAGAAAATCTTTATGTCCCGACCAATTAGATGCGATGATTGGTTTACCCGTCATTGAAAATTCTAATAGAGGTCTACCGAATCCTTCACCCTTAGTTATTGACACCATAGACTTAACCTTTGGATGATTGTATAGTTCATTCATTTCTTGGTTAGTCAACTCACCGAACAATAGATAAACCGATGGAGGATTTTCATAACTCTTTGTAATGTCCTCTATCTTTTTTCTCATATTTTCTCTTTCTTTAACAGAGAAAGTTGCTGAGGATGTTTTTAAAATCAATGCGGGTTTGTCTTCCTCATCTTTAAATGCTTCCATAAAACATTTAATCATCATACCAACATCTTTTCTATCCTGACCAAGTGAACCCTTTAACCAATGACCAACAAACAAATATGCGAAGTCTTCTTCTATATCAATGTCAATACCTTTAAATTCATTATTGAAAATGGATACATCAACACCTTCAAATAATACCTCAACTGGTTTCTCTATCTTGTATTGTTTAATTAACTTACCTGTGTTGTTTTCATTTTCGTTATATACTGTCGACAATAATACATCTCTCGAGAACTTCGAAGTTGTTATTATCAAGTCCATTCTGTTACAACCATCAATCCAATCTTTAGGTGCTACTGTGGTTTCGATACCCGCAGTAACCCCAATGTTAAATTTTCCTTTTCTCTCGAATTCATTTGGTACTGTAACTTGAACATAAATGTCCGGTGTGGTATTGAGTGACCTAATAATGTTCGACTCAATCCACATATGAAATTGATTATCCTTTTCAAGTGCGGTCATCGGAGTTACCCCCCACATACAACTATCAATCTTAATTTCGAATATATCCATTTCATATAGTGCTTGTAACAAATCTCTCGAATGTGCACCATATCCACTTCTTGTTTTAACTGGTCCTCTAAATAATAAAAATGGTTTCATATTAAACTATCTTGTATAAGTCAAATCTCTTTTTTGGTTTATAATTTTGAAACGTCTGTTCAATACCTTCAATTAAAGTATTTGCCATAATTTCTGACGAAAGGTTTTGTATCATAAATTCTCTACCCTTCAATCCTCTTTCTTTTCTTTCTTCTTTCGACCATTCATAAACTTTACTAATTGCACCGGCAACTTCTTCATCGTTTACTCTATCATCGAATATGTACGGTGTTGGTACGGAACCATTTAAATTAATTGCCGATGGCCAAACAGGTACAACCCACTCACCGTGTATTGTTGAACCGTGTGTTTTTCTATTGTGTAATGTTCCAAATGTTATATAGTTGTCTGCTGTGTAATTAAAACCACATTGGTCTTGTAATCCACCGGTTACGTTAACTATGATTGGTGTACCCGCCATCAACGATTCTGCGGTTGTTAAACCAAATCCTTCATTGCTTGCTATGTTGATAGTACAGTCAACAAGATTGTAAATTTCATTTAATCTGTCTTGTTCTAATTTCAAACCAGTGAACTTAACATCGTAAGGACATAACGCTTCAATCACCGCAGGTAAATCTGTCCCATTCTCATCAACCGCAGCGGTATGCATTAATAACAAACACTTCTCTGATTGTTCTTTTGTTAAACTATCACAAAATAATCGATAAGAATATATCACATCACTTGTTTGTTTCCTTCTAATGTTTCTACTGTTATAAAATAAAATGAAATCGTATTCCTTATCACCGAATAGTAATTTCTTTATATCATCACTAACAGTTTCCAACGGTTTAAAAACATTTGGATTAATTCCGTGAGGAACGTAACCGATTTGCCAATCTTTTAATGGTTTATACGTTGCCTTGTCAATCATCTTACCCACTCTGTGAACAATACCATATGTTTGTTTAGAAATACATCCAATCCAATCACAACTTTCATAATAGTCTCTGTTGTATTTTGGGTCAGGTAAATCATCCCAAATATGATAATATAATATCGGAACCTGTTGTCTTATCTCGTGTTCGTTATCATATAACCATTGCCAATAATGTGGGTCCGTGAAGTGTAGAATTGCATCCGGTTTTTCGATATCAATAATTTTTCTTAATATATGAATATCACCATAACCGTTACTTGTATAGATTTTTAAACTAGCATCTTTAACACCGGTTTTTTCTCTAACATCATCATTGACATCAACAACTTTACCAATCTCAGGATGATGAATCGCAGCTCCTAATTGAACCCAATCATATTTGTGAATGGTACCTAATACTAACTCTTTAGACATAGTGGCGATACCTGATGTCATTCTTAAATCATCAGACAGTAATAATATCTTTTTTTTCATTAATTAAAACTTTGAACCGCTGGATGCTAATCCGTTATGATTTTCAATCTTATCTTTAAAATTTTCGTCTTTAATGTATAAATCTAAAGACCTGTTTACAAGTTTTTGTAGGTTAATAGAACCGTCGATTGATTTGATTTTGAATTTTTTGTAAACATCATCTAAAATGTTTACACTTGTTAATTTAACTTCTGCTTTCATATTAGTATATATAATCTTATATATTATAAGGACAAAAAATATCGGACATAGTCCGATATTTTAATATTATTGAGTCTCCTCAGTAGAATTGATTTCTCTTAATTTTTTAGCAATTTCGTCGATTAATTGACTTTGCTCTTCAGTTACCGGACCCAACTCAGTACTTGTGGTTTCCGTAGACAAATCTATTGTTACCTCAATTGGTAACGGAGTGTTTTGTGGTTGAACATTTCTTTTTTTACATCCGCAGCCCATAATTTTGTTTTTTTATAAATATTTTGGTTTATTGTTTTTTATTGTATATATTTTAATTAAATCTAACTAAAAATTATTTTAAAATCAAGTGAATATGAAAATTGGGGTTACAGGATGTTCACATAGTTCTAAAAATTATGGTGGACAACCTTGGTGGTTTCATATGGGTGAAAAATATGGTGCAGAAATAATCTCATCCTCATCGAGAGGAGGTTCAAATGAATTCAATATTGAAAAAGTAAAATACATAATTGATAACAATCCAGATTTAGACCTCTTCGTTGTTCAACTAACTCACCCTGCTAGAACTATGGTTGGTGCGTCGACGATTAAATCATTTGAACGAGGTTTAGACTCACCAACAAATATTAATGGATACGATTGTTTTAATTTTACCACAATGAGAAACAAACCAGCGTTTGAATCTGAGTTTGGTAAAAGATACGACGCTGATAAAATTTTAGATTTCATATATGAACAATCAGTCATCTCAAGATTTAATTTAGAACTAAAAATACTCCATACTATATTGACAATCAATACAATATGTGAGGGTTATGGAAAGAAAGTGGTCTTCTTCAGTTGGTATGAGGATATACATAAGTTAGCAGAAAAAACCGGTTATTTGGAATTGATAAAAAAAATACGTATACTTTATGGTACGGTACACGAGTTTGTTAAAGAAAATAACATACCACCAATACCAAAAGATTCTCATTTTGGAAACGAATCACAAAAAAGAATATTTGAAGAATTTATTTACCCGCAACTAAAAAATTTAATTTAAAAAATGGAAAAGGATTTCAAACCAATTAAAAGCGTTTATAACTCAAACGATGAAGTCATCAAGAGTATAATGGAATTGTACAATATCGAACAATTTGACCTTGATTGTACATACTCAACAGGTAATTTTTGGAAGAACTTAAAGGGACCTAAGATTAAATCTGACTTGTTCCCTAAGAACGATACCATCATTCAAGCAGATTCTGAGAATCTACCTTTTGATGACGGCTCAATGAAAAGTGTTATGTACGACCCTCCATTCGTTATTGCGGGTAAATCTTATAGAGGTAATAAAGAAGGAAGTTCAATCATCGCAAAGAGATATGAAGGTTATGAGAGTTATGGTCACCTAACTAGAAACTATTATAACACATTAAAAGAGTTATATAGAATAACTGAAAAGGGTGGAATCGTGGTATTCAAATGTCAAGATACCGTTTCAGGTGGTAAGAACCATTTTACCCATTGTTTGATTATGAATATGGCTATGGAAATCGGATTTTATCCAAGAGATATGTTCGTATTAACATCTAACGTTCGTATCAATAGTTTCGGTACTAAATGGACAAAACAAGAACACGCTAGGAAATACCACTCCTATTTTTGGGTATTTGAAAAGGTTAAACCTAAAGTTAAGTATGAATTTTTAACGAAGGTTGAGGATTTTATCGAACAGGGTTTTGAGGAGTCCCAAGATACATTTTAACCTTATCACCAATCTTCCAATTGGAAGTGGTACCTGATGGGAATTCGATTACGTGGTCACCGATACCTCCGTATCTTTGATTACAATCGGCATCACAGGGTTGACAATCACGGTGTATGTTACTAATTCTATCTTTATTAACGAAAACAATGTCAAGAGGTATTAGACAGTTCTTCATCCAAAATGAATGTGTTCCCATACCCATTTTAAAGACCATACAACCGTTTAATTCTTCTCTACCCATCATACCCCTTCTGATATCATTAGGCTCACTTAGGTACTCCGCAGGAAAGGTTTGGTTATTAATTAAAACTGACATACCTATAATTATTTGGTTTTTCCGAAATAATTTTGTAATATTAAACTATGGCAAGTATTTTTAATGGATTTTTAGAATATAGGACATCTCAGGAGCTGGATGACTATTTGGTGGATAAACTTGATAAGGAAACCTCGTTGAAGATTATCGAGCTTTCCATTGAGACTTTACAGAGTCAGGGGGCATATACCTTGGCTGAATCTCATACTCTTTACAAGTGTTTAAATAAATTAAAAGAAGAACCAAAAACTCAAGACAATGTTTGATTTAAAAGGTGAAATGGAAAATTACAACAAAGTTAAAGACTTAGTACTATCTAAGTTAGTTGACGAAGGATTATTAGACCAAGATGATGCAAATGAATTTGCTGATAGATGTCAAGTATTGGTGTACCAAGGAAAGTGGTTTAGTAAGTGGTTTGACAAGAATATGAAGTCAGAAACCAATAGTCCTGAAACCTACTATATTAGAATGATTGAAATGAGAGAAAAAGAAGATGAGGTAGATAGACTATTAAGAAAAACAACAGGAAATTATGACGACGATGGACAAGAATAAAGAACCAAAATATCTAACAGATTTTTTTATTTATAATAAAAGATATCATTGGTTCATTATACCAACGGTAGTATTTTTTTATAGAAAGGATGTATTCTTTGAAACCGGTCTTTGTACACCCGCTTTCGGATTTAGTGTTAGATGGTTAACATTTTTTATGGGAGTACAATTCCAAAGAAACGCATACTATGTCAAATAAACTTTGGTGTTTTGGTGATAGTTACACACAAAGGTATAATCCAAACGTTGATTGGTGTAAAAAATATATCGACTTCAAGGGATACCTACCAAAAGTTTATTGCGATTTTTTAGGTGAAGAATTAGGAATAGAATCAGAAAATTGTGGTGTTGGTGGTTATGACAACTATTCTATTTTTGGAACTCTTTGTAGAAATGTTCACAAAATTAAAGAAAACGATATTATCATAATTGGTTGGTCAAGTGTTATCAGATTTAGGTTAGCAGCAAAAAATAATGATTGGGTAAAATTTGTGCCGGGCACAGTTACAGACACTCACATTAGTCACCATACCGATATTTCAAGAAATACAATAGAGGAAATTTTTGTTAATAGAGATAATTTAGTATATTACCAAGAAGTTAACAATTGGATTCATTTTATCAATCACACAATGAAAAATAATAAGATAATTCATTGGACACCTTTTGATGATAATGTTAATCTGAACGTAAACAAGTTATTGAAACTTGAAACGATAAAAATGGAAACTAAAGTAGTGGAAGATAATCATTACGGTGAAAATGCACATAAAAAATTATCTTCAATTTTTTCAGAGAAACTTAAAAACAAATTAATATAATGGATAATAGAGACACAACGACTAGTCTAATTATTGGTATAGCCGTTATACTACTTTTAACAATAATTGCGGTAAACAAACCACACAATATGGTTCCTCCACCAATTAACATTAGTAAAGAAGATTCTTTAATAAATGTAATTGACTCATTAAAATCAGAACTACAATTTGTAGAGGATGGTTGGTCTAAAAAGGAACTTAGATATGAAGATGTTTTATTTGAATACGAATTGGGAATATCGTATCTTAAAGATTACCACCCAACAGCATATCAAGATTTCTATAGAATAATCGGAATGAAAGAAAGATATTCATCTGAACTTGAGAGAGAAAATAAAAAAAGATTGAAATTAGAAAAGAACAACTATGAATAATTTAGACCCGAGGTATCAAGCATTACTAGAAGACATTCTTCATTGGGGTGTGCAGAAAAAAGATAGAACCGGTACAGGAACAATTTCAGTATTCGGTAGACAAATCCGTCATAAAATGAGTGAAGGATTTCCATTGTTAACAACTAAGAAGATGGCTTGGAAAACGATGGTTACCGAATTAATATGGTTCCTAAGTGGAAGTACCAACATCAAATATCTTGTGATGAATGGATGTCATATTTGGGATGGCGATGCTTACAAAAATTATAGTAAAACAATTGAGGATGTTATTGATGGTTATAAATCTGGTGACATTATGGGGATGCAACCTCACATTGAAAAATGGTTTAGTAATGCTGATGAACTTACACCACTAACAAAAGAAGAGTTTATCGAGAATATCAAAACCGATGATGAGTTTGCTGAGAAGTGGGGTGAGTTAGGACCAATATATGGTAAGCAGTGGAGAAGTTGGAGTAAGGTTGGTGAACAGATTGACCAAATACAAAACCTAATCAACGAACTTAAAACAAATCCAGATAGTAGAAGATTGATGGTAAGTGCTTGGAATGTAGGTGAATTGGATTATATGATTTTACCACCTTGTCACTATGGATTTCAAGTTTACACAAGAGAGTTGAGTGGTGAAGAAAGATGGGAACTATTAGAAAAGAAAGTCGGTAAAGAAATATTCGACTTGATGGTTGAAGATATTGTACCGTTCGGTGGAGGATTAAGTGAAGAACTACAATCAAATAATATACCTAAGAGAGCAATCTCATTAATGTGGAATCAAAGAAGTGTTGATACGTTTTTAGGTTTACCATTTAACATTGCATCTTATGGTTTATTATTGATGATGATAGCAGATGAAATGAATATGATACCGGACGAGTTAATCGGTAATTTAGGTGATGTTCATCTCTATTCTGACCATATTGAACAAGCCAAAGAACAAATAAAAAGAGAACCGTTTGATTTACCAACTGTACACGTTAGAGATGGTATATTTTCATTTGGTGAGCACGACGTGATTTTGGAAAACTATATATCACATCCACCGATTAAGGCACCATTAAGTAATTGAGTATGAAAAATATTATAACATTGTTGTTGATTATATTACCAACAATTTCAACATTAGGACAAAATCAATTTTCAGATTATGTAACCTACAAACAATCATTGGTTGACACCAATTTTATGTATGTAATGGTTAAAGGTAAAACTGAGAAAATACCACTTACCGATAGTGCAAGACTTGACGCATTTGTGAGAGACTGGTTAGGGGTTAGATATAAGTTAGGCGGTTCCACTAAAAGAGGAATCGATTGTTCACAATTTACAAAAAGATTATATTCAGAAATTTACAATTTACGTTTGGAAAATGTGGCGTACAAACAATGGAATCAAACCAAAAGAATTCCTAAAACTAATTTGGTTGTTGGTGACATAGTTTTTTTTAGAAGTAGACAAAGTCCATCAGGTTGGCACTGTGGAATTTACATTGGTGATGATAGATTTGTACACGCAGCAAATAAAGATGAGGGGGTAAAGATTAGTTTATTAAGTGAACCAAAATATAAAAAATCATATAAAGGAGCAGGTAGACTATGACAGTAAAAGAAAAACTAGCGGAGGTTAATCCTGACGCAATTCTATGGGATGGATTGGATTCAGCAATTATTGGGTTTACCGATAACGGCAAAGCGGTATACGATATCGATAAAATGATATCGATAACACAACAAACGAGTGGTGACTCATTCGAAGATGCGTTGGAATGGGTACACTTCAACATACTACACGCATATGTTGGTGAATATACCCCTATTCACGTTTACCCTATATATGATGAAGATTAACGTCCTTGACCTCTGTATCTCTTTGGTTTCTGGTCTTTAGGTCCGTAAGATTTGCGAGCTTTACCTGAACTTTTTTTACCGAATGATACCTTCATAGATGAAGAGCTTCCTTTTGCTTTTGCCATATTAAAAACTTTTTAAATAAATAGTGATATTCCAGTTTTTTTCTTATCTTTGAATTCGGACTAATAACACATATATGAAAAAAGAAATACTTGTTCAGAGGTACACATTTTCGGAAATCCACCCATTTAGGGACTATAGTAAGTTATCCGAAAAACCCAAAAATCTTGGGTTTAATACGTTCGATGTGTTCACAAAAACCAAAGACGACTTTGAGGATATATTCACACCATCCTATTCAAGAACCACCATTGAATTAGAATCTAAATCGGAACTAAGAAGAAAAAATACTAAGTTTTTTTATTCTCCCGAACCCACAGGTATTAACATACCATTAAATGGATTTTTTAGTTACAAAAACGGAGCATACTTTACAAAAAACGATAAACAGATAAAACGACATTTTGGTAGGGCGTTTAGTTCTGTTGAGACTTATTTATATGAAAGGTCAATTATTCAAAATGGTGATAAGTTGACTATTAAATTGTTTACACACACAAAAAAACGTTTTGTGAATTGTAAATATTTTAAAAAAGCCTCAACCATAAATGGTATTTCTATAAACTTAAAAACCGGTGACATTACCACATTTGAGAAAGCATATAACTCACCTCAAATGAAAGCAAGGAAAAATACCTTTGCCAATGTTATGATGGCTTTGGAGTCACCAATCACTTGGTTTAATGAAAGAGCGGTTAAATGTATAAACAATACAGATTTTGAAAGTTGTAAAAGAATAAAAAATGAGATTGGTGAGGAGTTTAATGATAAGACTTTTCATCAAACACTCTACCATTTTTTCAATACATTCCAAAATCATAGAACCGAAGAACCAAACTACAATTCAAAGGATGAATGTAGAGAATGGATATATAACAATCTTATTGATTTGTTTGTGTTGATTAAAGGTATTAAAACACCAAACAACTATAGAAGACTGATTAGTATATGTTACCCAACAAAACCATTTCTTAAGAGAAATGATAATAAATTAATTGCGGCAATTTTAGATAGATTAGGTATAAAATCAAAACAAACAGTAAGAATTCTTCATCAGATACCGAACGCAGATATTAGAGGATTGTTTCGTTTGAAAAGATACTTTGGGGATGGGTTATTTAAATACCTCTCAAACATCGATGTTAGACTTTTTGATGAGACGTTACCAACAAAAGTGTCACCATATAACAACAACTTCTACAAAGAGAAAGTAACGTATGAAAATACATTTGATTTAAACGACACTGAGAAGTACAACCTCATCAAATTATTTGAAGAGTTTTCAAAAAATAATGAAAACAATCATAGGTTGGAGTCGGTGTTCAATAGTCAACTTAATCAAGTTGATGACCACTTCCATATGATTAAGAAATTAAGGGATTACTACCCTGATATTATGATGAGGGCTAAGACCTGGCAGGAATTTCATAACGAACACTTGGAACTTTCACGTCTTGATAGGTTAATTAAAAAGGGTAGTGTAATTGAATATGTTTTCGACGAGAAACTAATTTCAACGATTGAAGAACCAATTAAAGTTTGGGAGTTGGATGGTATTGTCCATAATGAAAAATATAGAATGTACTATCCGGTATTATTAAAACAGGAGATGGAATATTCTGAAGAAGGTTCACATATGCATCATTGTGTTGCATCATATTCCAATAAGGAAATATCCATAATTGTATCATTGAGAGCAGATAGTCCGGTAGGTACTGAAAGAGTCACCAATGAATTCGATGTTAGGGATAAGACTTGTACACAATCGAGATATTTCTGTAATCAAACACCTCCCGAACACTTTGAGGATGCTTTAGATGCTTTAAAAAGAAGAATCACAAATTATAAGTATTCAATTAAGTCAACCGAAAAAAGAGTAATCCCATTAACCATAAACGGAATTGAGGTAGCAAAAAAACCTGACACCGTTGTTGATATTTTTGGGGACTTTTAACTACACAATGTAATAGTTATTGTCTACATTTTATGTAGATGGTAACACACGAACATTATTTTCAAGAAAAGGTCGAGAGAAATAAACAGTCAAGTTCCACTTGCGAATTAAGACTTGGTTCAGATGAGAACAATATAATTTATTGTGCGGATTTTTATACGAACTATTCAAGATACGATGTAGGAAATAAATTAAGATTTTTCCACGAACTTATAATCAATAAACATACTGGAGATATCCAAGTAACCTATCGTTTAGAAAATGATAGACTTAAAAATGGGAGCTCATTAAAATCTGCCATATTCGTTAAGAAGAATAATTTTGAAAAGGTATGTGATTTAGTTGATAGAGGATTTTACTATGGAGAGAAGCGTTTAAACTATTGGGGTGTAAAGTATAAAAGAATTATTGAAACAATCTACACCCACATTAAGAATGAACTATTATCAAACGTTGATGATGACTTCATAAGAAATAAAACATACGAAGAGAACAATAGTATCAATCCTTTATATGATTTAATTGTTGACTTTCACCTACATAAAAAGAATATCAAGTTTCATAATAATGTGTATCAACACATTATGGACGAGTATCCAAAAAAGAAGTACTTAAAACTGAATGATAATAAATTTCTACCCGCAGTTTTAGAATCCTACGGAATTAAATCAAAGTACATAGTTGGGGAACTATCCTCAAATACAAAGGGAAAAGTTAATATTAAATGTCTAAGCTTTCTATGTAAATTGTTTGGTGAGAACTATCTTGAGTATATCAAAAAGATTGATTGGAAAACTATCTGTATGGTACATAACACTCCAAGAAAAACTTTCACTTGTAAAAACGATTCTGAAAAAGAAGCAATAGTTAAAGTTCTTATTAAGTGGATGAGTGATGATGAAAGAATTGAAAGTCCTTTCAGCACCATTCAAGATTTATTTACATTAAGAAAATATTTGGAGGATAAAGGTCACGATTTAAAAATTAAATTGAGGAGTCCTGATGATATTGATTACCTCATTAGTTTTTGGTCACTACTTAAAAAACATTTAACGGTTGGATATAAACTAAAATACAATATACCCGATGAAATTGTTAATGATATTGAAACTCCAATAGTGATTAACGATAAAGTTTTTACACCGAAAGTAATATTATCTGAAGATGATTTTATTCTCGAAGGTGCAATTATGAAAAACTGTATGTCCAAACAATTTTTTCACGGAGCATTATATATCTATATTTCTTTGTCATTAGGTAGAAAAAGAATTAACTTACAATACAGAAGAGGTTCATTTGTTCAGGCATACGGTAAAGCAAACACAATAGTAAACAGAGAAATGTTTGGGGATGCTATGGATATATTGTGTGAACGATTAAGGAAATATCCATATTTAATATGGAAAAAAGAAAAGTACGAAATAATAACTAATTGATTTTCAGGTTATTACATTATATATTAAAAAAGATTTCAAAATTTTTTTGAATTTAATTTTTTATTGTTAGATTTGTTTATTCTTATAACTAAACACTAACACAATGAAAAAAAGTATCGTTATCTTGGACCTATTCGCAGGTTATGGAGGAGCTGAACTTTCGGCAAAACACGCAGGTATCAAAGTTAAAAAAAGTTACATCAGTGAAATCAACCAATCAGCTCTTAAAGTGTTGAGAAAACATTATCCCAATGCTGTATTTGTTGGTGATGTTAGAAACCTAAAAGCTAAGGATTTTATTGATGTTGATTTAATTACTGCCGGTTCACCTTGTCAATCATTTTCATTTTGTGGTAAGAAGAAAGGTATGGTCACAAAGACTAATATTGAGATTACCACATTGAAACAATATCTACAACTAAAGAAAGACGGATTCCAATTCGAGGGTCAATCATATCTTTTTTGGGAGTTTGTTAGACTTTACAAAGAGATAACTTCACTACAAAGAAAGGCAGGTTTACCTGAAGCGAAGTTTCTTTTAGAGAATGTTAAAATGACAAAGAAGTGGGAGAGTATTATTAGTAAGGCAGTTGGTGTTGAACCAGTTCTTTTTGATGCCGCAGTTGTAAGTGCTCAAAGTCGTATTCGTTTGTTTTGGACTAACATCAACCAAATCGAAGTTCCACAAGATATGAATATCACTTTAGGTGATGTTATCAAAGGTGCGGTAACAGGTTCTGGTTTTAGAGGTAGGAAAGTTGGTGGGGATGATTTCTATACTTACCCACAAACAATCAGACCGGATAAGAAATCAAATTGTTTGGTCACAAGTTTAGGTACTGTTGGTAAAAAAGATGGTAAGATGTATGGTACGGGATTCTATCTTGATAAAAAAGGTAAAACCAAATTACTAACAGTTGAACAAACTGAAATTTTACAGGGTCTTGAACCGGGTTACACAAATGTTAAAGGTGTATCAGAAACCGCAAGAATTAAGATGATAGGTAATGGGTGGTCAATCTATGTTACGGGATACATTATGAAGTATTTGAAAAAAAAGACCGTAAATTTTTTGGAATCTAAAAAATAATTTATTATATTTTTATTATGAAAGCACTTACTTACGACCAAAGAACACTTAACAAGGTATATGCTGAGTTAAGGGCAAAGAAAGAAAATCTCAAAAGACAATCATTGGGGTTTCGTAAAGAATCGATGAGATATCTTAAACTCGGAGATAACGAAAATTTCCAACTATCAACAGAAGTCTCACTCGGACTTGGTATGGCGATTAATGAAATCGATGAGATAATTTATACATTGAAAAAAAGTTTTAAGAAAAAAACAAATGCAACCAAAAGAATCAAAAAGTAAATCACACTTTTATATAAGTGTGTTTAAATCAGTTGTCCGTATCGGAGCCTGTTACTTCTTATTTAATGAACAATTCGGTAACACCGCAATCCTTTTAGGGTTGGCAGAGGTGTTAGGTATTGTTGAAGAACTATAAAACAAAACTATGAAAGAGTGGATATCAAAATATCAGAAGGCAATCGTCGGTACCGGTGCGGTATCAGTTCTTCTGATTTGTTTTTTACAACAAAAAGAATTGACGAAATTAAGAACTGAAGTTGAGGTGGTTAAAGCTGAAGCCGATTCAATTCGAAGTGAAGACTTTATCAAGCACACAATTATTGGTCGATATGAAATAACAATGGAACATCTAAAAGAAGTTAATCCTAAAGCGGCAAAACAAGCTGAGGAGTGGATGTCACATAACACTGAATAATAAATTTTTAAAATATAACATTATGCCTGAATTTACAGCAGAAATAGACATTGACCCAAGTGAGTTTGTAGACTCTTGTAGTAAAAGAGAAAGAGACAGATTAGTTGAAATCCTTATCGAAGATGGGGACATTCAACCAGACCAAGATACCAAAAACGGTAATAACGGTGTTCGTAGACCAAACATCAACGACCAAAGATTTTGGGAAAGTCTTGATAAATTAGCAAAGTGTAGAGACCTACTATCTCTTGAGGAAGAAAATTTCATAAACAGCCTTGCTGAGAAATTTAAATATTTGAGATAATGACCCCCTTTGAAAAGAAAAGATTCCTCGTTAGACTTAATGAGGAATCACTTTTCAACCTTATTAAAGATAAGTTGATTCCTGATTTGGAAAAGACTGACCAATTTAATCCGACGGATGCGTTTAGTGTTGTAAGAAAAAAGATTTACGAACTAAAATGTAGACGAGCGGATTATTCTGATTTATTGATAGAAAAAATAAAATGGGATTCCCTCATTCAAAAAGGGTCCGTATATTATATTAATTCAACACCTAAAGGTATTTTTTCATTTAATCTATCGAAGATTAATGAACCTGAATGGGTGGTTGGTATGATGCCAAAAACAACTGAATTTGAGAATAACGAAAAGATACCCAAAGTCGTGGGGTATCTTGACATATATAAGGATGGCAACGACATCACAAATTTACTTATATGTTGAAAATCAAACACCCATTAGTTAAGGGTAAGGTAAAAGAAATACAACCAAGAATCTATTGTGCAATTATTGATGATGATTATGACAGAGCAATGTTGTTTTGTCGACACCAAGAGTTCTACGAATCCCCAATAAAAAAGTTTAGAGGAGAGTATTTTACTTGGATGGAGTATATGAGACATTATAAAAATCATTGGAAGAAGGATACATTCACATACCCAATCGATTGGTCAGGTTATAACATCCCATCAACAGTTTTAGAAAAGTCAAACGACGCTTTTTATAAAGAAACTGAATATGATGAAATTATGAATGACATAGTTTTCTATTGTGCAAATGATGCAATGGAAAGAAATGATGGTACTAGATGTGATTGGTATTTGATTGGTGCAAGTAGTAAAGATATTAAAACTATGAATCACGAGATTGCACACGCTTTGTATTTTACAAACAGAGAATATAGAATGAGGGTACAATATCAATTGTCTCTGATACCTAAAAAAACTATGGATAAGATTGATAAAAAACTTATCAAAATGGGTTATGCTGATGATAGAAAAATTTTAGATGACGAAGCTCACGCATTTTTATCGACCGGTCTTTATAATGGATTGGACACGAAAGAAATAGAGAAATACGAAAATGGGTTCATTAAAAATTTTAAAAAATATAGTAAGTAACATTAGAAAAATACCATTTTACGCAATATATATGTAATGTAAAAACATATTAATGCAGGAAGAATTTGTACCCTATCACCAACATCTTCTAATGAAGATTTGGATTACCAATCCACCAAAAGAGGTGGACACACTCAACAAATGGTTTGTTGATTTAGTTCATAAAGTTAAAATGGAAGTAGTTGGTGGACCAACGAGTGTTTACGTGGATTATCCCGGTAACGAAGGATTGACAGGAACAGTAACACTTGCAACATCTCATTCATCGATTCATATATGGGACCACCACGAACCGGCAATGGCTCAATTTGATATCTACAGTTGTAAATGTTTCACATTGTCAGATGTGTTAGAACAATTTGAACCTTGGGGTATTGTTAATGTGGAGTGGGTAATGATTGATAGAAACAGTAAACCAACGATAATATCCGAAGGTACTTGGTCTCCACAATTGCAATATATCGATGAAAATTCCTAAAATTATTTGGAATATACAAGAAATTCATATAATTTCGTGGCTGTTTAAAGATATATTCTGGTGTCTTAAATTTACGTGGATGGCCACATTTATGGTCATTCCTACATCTATACTGACACTTTATATTTTTATAACAGAAAAAGAGAATAGAAAATCTAATTTAACGTTATTGTCTTGGGTCTTTATGAACATCTTTTGGATGTTACACGAACTACAAAACTTACCATTTTGGCCGGTACAAATGTTTATGTTATTAGGAATTTTTAGTACATTTAGGAATATAATCAAAAAAAGAAATGAAAGTAATATTTCTTGACCACGATGGTGTAATCTGTTTATCCAACAATTGGGGTGGTCGTCACAAAAAACAAAAGAGTTGGGGTGGTCGTAAGATGTCAATGACGAATGGTGAAGTTCCATTGGAATGTCGCTTTGATGATTTCGATAAGAAAGCGATTAAACTATTAAATTCTATTTTAGAAGAAACAGGTGCTGAAATTGTTGTTAGTTCAGATTGGAAGAGATGGGCGTCAGTTGAGGAGATGGGTGAATATTATGAACAACAGGGTATCATTAAAAAACCAATTGATTTCACACCAAACTTAGGACAGTGTACTTGGTACATCGAAGCATATCCTGCGGGGTTTATTTGGTCTCGTGCTTGGGAGTTGGAACAAACCAGAACTATTGAAATTAAACAATACTTGGTTGACCATCCTGAAGTTACCCATTGGGTTTCAATCGATGATTTAAGAATGGGTAAAACAGGACTTGATTATAGTGTACCTTATGAACACGAATGGGGATTAGATAACTTTGTTGAGACTCCATTAAGTTCTGAAGGAATTAAACAAACAGGAATTAAAGAGAAGGTTATAAATTATTTAAACGAAAAATAGTATGGAATACTTACCAGTTTTTGGATTGATGTTTGTCGTTGTTGCGATAATATCTTGGAGATGGGTAAAGGGCATTGACTATATGCAAAGGAATCACCCTGATTATAAAGGTGATGATTTTCTTAATTGGGACAACGACATCCCCCCAATTAAAGAAGATAAATCTCAACAAAAAGAGAGAAACTCTAAATCACATTATGAGGGGGAATTTTAATCCTTATGAATCATAATAATGATGTCCATATATTTATATTATTATGAAGAAAACATTACTTGAGGAGGTTAGTAGAATACACACCTTAACTTACGGAACATTATCTGAAAACTTAATAGATAAGATTTTCGGAACGTCTTCATCAGACGGTGCTAAAGAAGGAGAAGACCCTAAAAAGGCCGATACTGTTAAAGACGACCTATCAAATTTCTATGAAACATTAGAAAAGGCTGCAAGTGGTGAGGGAATAACTCAACAAGAAAAAGGTTCAATGTCATTTAAAAATGAAGTTGAATCAATGCAAATTGGATTAAAACTATTAGGATACGAATTACCAAACTACGGTATCGATGGACTATTTGGTCCTGAAACTGCCGCTGCAGTTCAAAAATTCACCAACGAATATGTTACAGGAGATAGTGGTAAAACTATTAATGAGGCAGTTAGTTTAGTTGGTTCCAGCTCAGGTATTATTGGTAGACCGCGTCAGGGTACACACAGTGCACCTGGTTGGGCGAATAATAATGCTTGGGACGTTGCAGCACCTGTTGGTACTGACGTTCGTTCGTTGACAAGTGGAACCGTTTCCGCAGTTAAGAAGGGTGATGGTACGATGAAGAAAGATGGGGTTAAGAAAATCTACGGAGACCAAATAAAAGTTCAAAGTAATGGTGGTCCTGATGTTTTTTATACACACATTGAGGGTACGGTAAACCAAGGTGATAATGTTAAAGAAGGAGATGTTATAGGTAAGATTATGACATTACCTGGAATGCCGTCACACGTTCACGTTGCACTTTCATATGGTAACTTAGCCGATTATGCCACAGGTTTATCAAATGCCACAGGTGGTTCGGGTTCTGCTTCAAGTGGTGGTAGTTCATCATTGACTATGGTTAAAGCATCGAAGGAAATGTTACTTAAGATGATTGAACTTCTTAAAGCTAAAAACATCACCAAAGAAGATATTTCAAAATTAACTAACGCAGCTAAAGTTAGACTTAGAGGTGGGGCAGAAGCGTCATTAGAAGGAGTTGCCGCAACTGATTTCGAAAAAATCATTGATATCATTGTCGATAACCTTGAGGGTGGTTATTACCATCCTGATATGTTAAAAGATGGCAGAATTAAAGATTCAAGATATGGAGGTTCTGGTGAGACTATGTTTGGTATGGATAGAAAAACAGGTGAAACCGAATCAACTCAAGCTGGTAGAGACTTTTGGGCAATTATAGATGCTCAGAACGCGAGACAGAATTGGCCTTGGAATTATATGGGAGGTAATATCGCTCCTCAATTGAAACAAAAGATTGCAGAAATTATGAAACCTAATTTCCAAGATTACTTAGGTAGATATATGAGTGAAGAGGCTAGAAAGATAGTAATGAATGATACCCCACTCACATTTAACTTTGCATATGCAACTTGGAATGGACCGGGTTGGTTCCAAAGATTTGCAAAAACTATTAATGATAAAGTTGCTCAGGGAGTTACAGACCCTAAAGAATTATTACAGGTTGCTATTGATAGAAGAAAAAATAGTGGCAACAGTTTAATTGTTCAGGGAGCCCCTAAAATAGCGAAAATCACCAATACTATGTCCTCATCGTCATCCTTGGCGTAAATCTTAATTTTTTTCAATATTATTTTGGATTTATCAAATATATTGTTATATTTGGTGTATGAATAATTTCGACTTAAGACACATAGGAAATGGTGACCACGTTGGTGTAACCACATCCACCCCTGTTGAATTGAGATGTGCTCTTCAATTAACAGACGACTCTGAAGAAATTACTTTAGATGTTAAAATTACTGCAGATTTTGCCACTATCCCTAAAAAATACCACGAAGTCTTTTTAAATATGATGACCTCAAAGTATTATGGTAGGGTTTCATTCGGCGACAATCCATTCTCACAATGCTTACCACCTAAAGAAAAGAAGTGGTGGCAATTTTGGAAAATAAAATAAAACCTTAGACTATGTTAACTTACATTGGAATCTTTATGATTGTGGTTGGGTTTTGGACGGCTTATGAAATCTATCGTGCACCTATGATGGATGAAAGAACCGGTAGAATCATCAAACCCGGTAAGAAACTATCTGACCTATTCAAGAAAAGAAAGTAGAAAAATCCTCAATTGGTTTACTATTATCGAGAATTAAAGTACGTTTTGGTATATTTATAATATAAAACCAAAACATAATGGAATTTTTAACCAAAGAATTTATATCGAGACTAATTTTCGAAGAAGTTCAGAACTTTGAACTATCGGAAATGGCTCTTAATGCCGCTTGGGCACCTTCTAAATTACCTGAACAATTAACTTTAAATGTTGATAGTATCCGTGGTATACCTGTAAATGCTGTTGACAGTAACACGGGCCAACCATTAGAACCTGGCACCATTAAAAGTAATATGGTGAGAACATCACCAACTGAACATAGATTGTTACAATTTATGAACTTAGAGAATGGTAAAAGAGAAACAAGATACGTTGAAATAGACGGAAACGGTAATGCGGTAAACACATTTAAATTCCCACCAAGACTTGAAAAATACGGAACCGCTTATGGAGGTCCTGTTGATATGGAAACTAAAGTCGACAAAAGAATTGAGAAATTACAAAAGCGTCAAACACAAGCGGGTTGGAATAAGGAAGACGAGAACCAAAGACAAATGGTTAGGGGAAGACTTGAATTAAGTGCAAAAGATGAACAATCTAAGAGAAAATTGGTACACCCTATTATCAATAAGTTCTTCGGTCAAAAAAGTATTATTACTCACTTAGATAAGTGTGGTATTCCTGAATTAAAGGCGAGTTCAACATTTACAGAACCAACCTCAAATATTAATGTTTTATCACCACGTAGAGAAAAAGAATCTAAATTCTGTGGACCTGACATCTATTTCAATTATCACACAGTACGTGATGATGATGATATTCAAGATGCAATTGATAAAATTATTAACTTCAGAGCATCCCTTGAAATGGGTGAGAAACCTAAAGGTAAAAGACCTGAACCGGGTAAAATGGTTAGACAATATGCTGGACAAGTATATTCTGGAGGTCAATGGTCACCAGAACAAAGAGCATATGACAAACCTCACTTTGAATTAACACCAATTTATAAATTATATAAACAAGCAGTACAAAAAGGTGAAAAGGCATTCAACGTTATTTCCGATTTAACTGTGATGGGTAAAGTAGTAACAAAGGGCGACACTAATTCTTATGTTCTAACTGCTCGTTTCAGTGCAACTAATTCGGTTAGAACTGTAAACACAACTTATGCATCTACAAGAGGTAACCTATTCAACCCAATTACAGTGGGAGTAGAACACGAAATGGGTGACGAAAGAGAGTTTCCAAAGGATTCAATGAACTGTATAGAAAATACAGAATTATTCAAAAATTTATATGTTGAGTTATTCCAAAAGTTAACTGATAAAATATTGGAAATTGAACCAGATGCGGTACTTGAAAAATTATTGTTCGAACCAAGCGATGTTACTAAAATGGACTAATAATCAAAAAATTAAAAAATAATCCAAAATGAATAAGAAAATAGTAATTACAGAATCACAACTTAAAAAAATAGTTAAAGAGGAAGAGGAAATCAGTTTCGAAAGAATGATGAAGAACTATAACGATGAAAGACAAAGAGAAATTTCAATGTCTAAAGACGACGCTAGAATGTTAACTAACTTTGCGTTAAGATGGTGTGAAGGTAAAGACAATTTACCTGATTGTCAACACGTTAGAAAGCTACACAGTAAACATCAATTATTTATGTAAAATTTAAACCTCACTTTGTGAGGTTTTTTTTTGGATATTCGAGAATATATTTTATATTTGTATTTTAAATGAATATTATGAAAAATACAAGTAAAATCCTCTCCACTCTCTTGGTAATGTCATTACCCGGATTGTTCATTATTTTTTACCCAAATATCGATGTCAATTTTGGATTATTGATTTTTTTCCTTATATTTTTAACATCGGTCACCCACACATTTGAATTCATAAAAAATAATACTAAAGATTAATATGTCGGAATATAAAATATATTGTGATATGGACGGAGTCCTTGTTGATTTTGACAAGGGTTATTTTGAACTTACCGGACATCAATTGGATGGTACCCATAGAAATGATAAACATTTTTGGGACCCAATAAATGATGCTGGTTATGATTTTTGGAATAATCTTGGTTGGATGGATGATGGTAAAAGATTGTGGAAATATATTGAAAAATATAATCCTGAATTGTTATCAGCACCATCAAGACAACCTGAATCGAGAGTTGCAAAAAACGATTGGGTGAATCGAGAACTACCCGGCGTTCATCTCATATTAAGAAGTGCGAAACATAAAAAAGATTTTGCTGCACCAAAATCGATATTGATAGATGACCGTATCGATAACATTCAAGGATGGAGAGATGCTGGTGGTATTGGTATTCACCATATAAACACAAAACATACAATTGACCAACTTAAATCATTAGGATTATGATATACGTATCAATAGACATCGAGACATCAGGTCTTGACCACGAGAAACACAAAGTATTATCTATCGGTGCAATCATCGAAGATACTGAAAAGAAATTACCGTATGAAGAATGTCCAAAGTTCAACGCGGTTATTCTTCAAAATGAAATCACAGGTTCACCACGAGCACTTACAATGAACAAAGGTTTAATTGCAATGATTGGGGAATACTTAGAAGGTACTGATGATGTTAGATTTAATATGGACACGATTCTTAATTATAGTTTCCATAGAGAAGAGGATGTGATTAAACAGTTTTATACATTTCTTTGGTGTAA